CTCTTTTTTATTCCACACTGCAATTTTTTCTTCAATGGTAAAAGAGGCATATTTTTTACCTTCGTATTCGGTTATTTTTGGAGGGTTCTTTTCTTCTCCATTATATATGTAATGTATGATTTTGGCTTTTGGTATTATTATGTATGACATAAATTATAAAATAAAAGGTGTTAAATCTGGGTGCATATCTTTACGCATAATTTTATTAGTTTCTGAATTGCGTTTTGGTTTTCCATTTTCATCGTAAATAATTCTTGCAAGGTTATTTTCTGCAATTGCATTATAAATTCCCTCAATATCAAAGCAATGTTCTTTTGCTTCAATAATAATGGTATTCCATATTAAATGTAATTTTTGTGCGGTTGCATGCTTACTTGATAAATCATTTTGTATTAATTCAACTGTTTTTAAAATATCAACTTTATTGTCCGTTGGGCTTACTTCCCATTGGTTTTTGTGAAAATGTTCTGGGAAATCTTCTAAAGATATTTTGTGTTGAATACCTGCCCCTGCTGTGCATATAAGAATATCACCAAGTGCATCTGCGTGCAGCAACTCGCCTACTTCAATAATTTTAAAATAGTAGTTTTGACTTAAAACATCTTTAATGCTTTCAATTATTTTTAAATCACTTTCAGCTTGTATTTTTTCTTGATACTCTTCTAATAAAAACTTTTCACTTAAATAATCGGGCATTTGGCTTTTACCATCAATTATAATGTGATTTCCGTCTTTGTCAATTTGTTCGTATGCAATCATATTACTGCGTTGCAGTTTAAGTGGGTGTATCATATTATTTTTATCAATTAAATTTATTTTCCAAATATTCCTTAAGTTCCTTAAGACATTTCTCTTTGTGCAATAATGCTTTTTGATACTCTTCTTCTGTTTTAGTTTCCGTTTTTGTAATTTCTTTTGTTTCGTAATCTCGCGTATCTCTTTGTTTAAAACAATTCCACCTTGCCTTCTCATATAAGTCTATCAATGTCTGCAACTCATCATCTTCCCACGAAGAAACATCATCGTTTTCAATAAGCTCTAAAATCATATTCACTTTATATCCGTTGTCAAGTTGTCTATTTAATGCTTTTTGTAAAACTTCATTATTACTAAACATTAAATGATTTACACGCATTGGCTCTTTGAGGTGGAAATTATTGTTATTAACTACACTTTGTTTATTTCTAAGAAGTAGGGCTAATGTTATCAATAATACTATTATTTTAACTGTATTATTTGGTATAGCAAATGCTAATATTATACCACTGGCTTGAAACAAAGGCTCTTGTCCTATTATATAAAAAAACTTTATTATTTTACGGCTTTTTTCTAAAATTGTAAAGTTCAGTTTCATACTATTTTTGATTAATTATTTCTTTTTTAAATTTTTCCTCAAAATCATAACGGCATCTAAAATATACCCTACCATCTACATTTTGGTTATCTTGATTTATTGTTTCATAAGCTACATAGTTATTTAAAATAACCAACAATATTCCATCACTTTCTGTTTTATCTTCTATTATCTTAGTGCGGTATCTTTTACCTTGGTATGTATAAATTTGTGGAAATAGTTGTTCTATCATATTTTTTTTAAGAGTTGTGGTGTTTCGTAAATGTATTTTTCTTTGTTATGTTTTTTACTATTACATGAATGACATAATGGTTGAATATTCTCTATATAATCAGTACCATTTTTGCTTAATGGTATAATATGGTCTTTTGTGAGTTTTATATTTTTTTTACAAAATGCACATGCGTTCCCATAACTGTCTTTTAACATTTCCCACTCTTCTAATGTATGTTTGCCTTCTGCATTTCTTTCTTTTGCATACCTTCTTGCTTTTAAATGAGCAATAATGTTTGGCTTTTTCTTGCAATAATTTTGATGATAAATCTGTTTAGTATCATCTATTTTTCTCACACCTTTATATGAAGGTTGTTCGGTAAAGTGCATTTTTTCTTTTCTAAATAATCCATAACATTTTATATTACAAAAGTGCCTTTTCTTTTTTTTGTAATGTGATTCTTTTTCTTCATTTTCTTGATTACAATAATCACAATTATATTTAATCCACACTCCTTTATTTGCCAAACCAATTTTCTTTTTTGTTTCTTCTGACAATGGGAAACCAGTTTTTCCTTTTATTCTAGCCATACAATATATTAAGATTTTTATAATATAAATATATATAAATACAGAATTATTTGTCAAGTAAAAAACTATGTTCGTAAATATTTCCGATAATTTCAACATCAAGATTTTCATCTTCTTGCTCTTTCATACTGCACATTATTTCAAGATTATCTAAATCCCCTTGTATTGCGAATTGAAAACAACTGTTTTTAAAGATTACAAGATGATTTTCGTATTCAATATTCCCTAAATGATTTTCGTATTTTTCTTGAACAACATCTCCCTCAAAAACTAACTTTCCATTTTTGTCTTTTAAGCCTGTAGATTGCATAAGGTTTTGTATTGTAGCACAACAAGAATCAATAATGTGTCCATATTCGTCGTACAGTCTTATAATATTACCATCAAGTACACTAAAGCCAGAGCAATAAATCATCTGTGCTTTTACATTTGAACTTCCCTTATCCCAAACTCTAAACTGAAGCTTATCTAAATTTTGTTGCATATTATTTTTCTAAATTATTAACTATTTCAAAATCTTTTGGCTGTAATTTAAGTTCAATCATCAAACTTAATAAATTATCAATATTACTTAACTGTTTTTCATTACACCAGCGTATTAATGTTGAGTGTGAAATTCCTACTTTTTTACAAAGTTGTGCTTGTGTAATTTCATTTTCAGCACAATAAATTTCAATTTTTTTTTTAAGTATTTTACGCATTGTTGTTATATTAACAATCAATAATAATAATTAACTTTCTAAAGTCAAGAACTTTTTTATTATATTTAAAATAATTTTCCTTGACTTTTATAAATTACAGTATATTCAATTATCGAGCTTACACAGTTCATCTCTTACGAGTTAATATTTTCATATAAGCTGTTTTTTAGTCTCTTGTATTTTTGCGTCCAGTTTCCAACTCTAGAACACTCTGGACGCCCTGAGATTTAATAATATTATTTCACATTTTACGAATATCATTGTCTAATGATTTTTTAATTTCACTCATTCTTGAAACAAAACTTTTAATTGGTTGTTCCCATTTATAAGTTAAATCATCTTCACTTGTTGGATTTCCTATATTCAACTTATGTTTTAGTGTAAAGTTTTGACTTCTTGTATTACTTTTTAAAATTGACGAAAGTATTGTACCATTCATATCAACTTTGTCTAGATTATCTTCTAAATTTTCAACAACCAAACGCATTATTTGTGAACCTTGTTTTTTGCTTTTGCCATCTTGTGAATTTCGTGTTTTTTCATCCAAGTGAATACCTCTTTCAATATATGAAGCTTTTCCATTTTCTGCTTTGTGAATAATAAACCCAGCATTTCCAATAAAATCAAAATTATCATTGTATACTTTATGATAACCAATATTGTCAACTTTGTCATTATTTTTAGCTATATAAGCAAAAGCATCTTTTAATTTTTCGAAATTATCAGGATTTTTAAAAAATTCTTTTACTTGTGCTTCATTTGTAATATCAAGCTCATGTACTGGTAAATATCTTTGAAGTGCTGAATATTGTATATTTTCAATAATTAAATTTGACGCTAATTGAAAATCTTTGTATGAATTGTAATCATACTTTTTTAAATGGTATCCAAAATTTCTTTGAATAATTTTGTGAAAAGTATTTAACTTTTGTAGTTGTGTTAGTTTTTGCATAAAATTTGTATTAGTTATATTTAACTATAACATATTTTTTGCACTATATCAAGCACTTTTCAAAAGTTTTTTAAAATATCATATATTTTCCACTCAAAATAAAGTGGGTTGTTAGTAATAAAGCCTTCGCAATTATAAAATGCTTTCCACCGCTCTTGAAAGGAAACCTGCTCATCTTTAATATCAATTTGAGACGGCGTTCCAATACGCTTAAATTCACACAAAACCATTTTTGAAAATCCAGTTTTTTTACAGTGAAACCATAATTGCACATCGGAAGCACCTTTTATAGTGCCTTCTGCTTTTTTTCTAAACTTGCCACCCTGCGTTTGCTTTCCGCCGTTATCTACCTGCATAAAGTCCATTTCAAACTTGTCTCGCATTTCAAGTTTTGTTCTATCAAATATTACCTTGCAAGACTGTTGGATATAAGTCTCTTGGGGTTTTTGCATAACTAAGATAACATCTTTTATAATATCTTTATTATAGATAATTGGTTTTTGGTGTATTGGCACTTCAAATTTCATATTTTTTTGTTATATTTTTTTGGTAATATTCTTTTAATTTTTTAAGTATTTTTTCTTTGTTGTTTCAAAACAATGTGATGATTATTGCTTTCTAAAAGCTTTCCAGTTGCAATAAACATCATACATTTGCATGTAAAATGCTAGCAAAAAATCCAAGATTCGTAGCTGTGTTATGTTTAATTTCTTGTACAGAAAATAAACCATCATTATATAATAATTTCCCAGTTTCGTAAGCATCTGGTAATGTATCAAAAATTTTAATTATTTTTTCATCTCGTAACAGAGCAAATTTACCATAATATAATTGTATAAGTTGTGGCAATATTTTTACGAATGCTTCGTAGTTTTTATTTATAACATTATTTTTTAGTTTTTTCTTATTTGTAGTTTTTTTCATTTTGAGTTTAAAAAGTTAATATACATATAGCAATATTTGTAATTGCAAAAAATGCAAAAACAGTTTTTATGGAATAATTGAAAATATTTGCTCTTTTCCGTTTGAGTTTTTCAAGTTCAGGAATTGTTGTATAAAGTATTGTTTCTAAAACATCTTTTTTTGTTAAAAACAGTGGCTGTTCATTGTTAATTTGTTTGTAATATCTTATAAATTCCAATATGCTTTCCGTTTTTGGAGCTTGCGATGGCAACGCTTTGGAAAAATAACAATGCACAATAATTGATATTATAAAAGTGTAAAATAATATTGCAACATCTACACATATTTTAACATATAATGATATATCTTGCAACAGTAGTATTCCTATGTAAAAAATAATTGACACAACAAGAAATGCAATTAAAAGCTTTGTACGGCTTTCCATCAGTTTTAAATTTTCATTAATAACTTCAACCTGTTGTTTTGCATTTTGAAGTGCAAATTCAAGTTCTTTTTCGTTAAGATTTTCAATAATGTTTTGCATTTTATATTTAAAAAGTTATTTTTTGATTATATTTTTCCAATTTCTTATTATATCCGGTCTTTTCCATTAATTCCAAAAGTTCAAGTCTCCACGGTTCAAGTTTTACAATATCAATATCTGTTTCCATATCATCTGGGAATTGTGAAAGGTATTCTTTAAGTTCTTTAATTCTTGCCATATATCATTCAATTAAATCATCAGATGGGTCGTATTCAAAGCGGTCGTGTAATCCAAAATCATTACGCTTTTTAATTATTAAAGTACTCACATCCGCCTCTAGCATAACTGCAACTGCATATTTCAGCATTGCTTCTCTATCTTTAAATCTCCACTTCTTCACTGCATCATCATAAGCTTTTGCAAGCGAAGTGTTTTCAATTGTTATCTTTTCCATAGTTTAGTAAAAATATCTGTAATTTTTAGTTTTTACAATATAATATTCAATTTTAGATTTATTAAAATTTTTAAATTGTGGCAATTTCATCTTTCTCATTATTTCATTAATACGATTAAATTCAGACTGTAAATTAGTTGACTGAGGGCGAAGATTTTGTTCTTCTCCATTAATATTTAATATTATCCATGGACTGCATTGCATAATGCAAAATATAGCACTATATTTTTTCATATTTCAATCAATAGTTATACCGTATTTTTTTACTTTTTGTATTATAATATTTTTGTTGATTTTAAATTGTATTTGTTGTTCATCATTTAAAGTATATCCACCTATGCTATAATAAGGTTCAGTTATTATTCTCTTTGTTTCAAATATTTTAACTTTTCCACATTTTTCACATATAATTTTGATTTGATATGAAATCTGATAATATGGTAATGTATTTTCATAATGATTTAGTGTTGTTTTTCTTAACAATACATAATTGTGTCTACAAAATATACTCATATTTCAATCAATTAATTTCAATTCTATTTTTAAATTGCCCCCTTGTTTTACCAGCTCCGTGCTTGCAATTTCACGCAGAATAATTTGTTCAAATTTTACAAAATTTCTATCTACCGTGTCAATATTTTTTTGCTCGGTAAAGCCAAAATATGCAACTTTATTTCTACAAGAAAAAACAAAATCATTAATCCAAGATTTATGTAACTCTGTAAAGTATGGTTTTAATACTTCTTTAATATAGTTCATAAATTGCGTCTCATCACTGTTTAAATGCTTTATAACGCTTTCACGCTTCTTTTGTTTGTCTTCATTCATTTTAACCTCCTCTTGTTGCTTCTCGGGGCTTTTCTGTGCGACTGGTGGGGTTTTATTGTTCTTCTTATACTCTTGTTTTATCAAATCTTCATAATCATCATTCCAACGCTCTTCATTTAACCATTTGTGCGGTTCAGCTTTCCCTAGCCATTGCTTTTTTTCATTTGCAACTTTCAAATATCTTTGGTATTCTTTTACTCCGTGCATAATTTCCTCAAAAGACGCTTTGGAAAGTGCTTTTTTAAAACTTTCCTCCGCCTTTAGTTTTTTTACTTTTTTACCGTACTCTTCCCAAAATTGATTAAACTCTTCATTTTTTTGCTCTTGAGTATGTAAGCTTTCCTTACAAACTGAGCTATTAGGAATTTCGGAATAACTACTTTGAGAAGAAGAAAAACCGCTTGCGGTGTTTGTTTCATTTATTGTTTTGTTAATGTTATTGTTTTGTATATATATATCATTGTGTTGACTATCACTATAATGACTTTCATTATGTTGAATATCGCCACAGTGAAAAGTTCCATCTTCACACATATCATATATAAAATACCCCTGCGTTCTTATCCACTTCATATAACCAAAATCACGCAGTTCACGGAGAGCTTTTCTTACACTATATTCACTTGAATTGTTATGTTTCATAACTTGTTTTACCATAACTTGCCAATCATCTGGCATTGACCATAAATACATAAAAACTCCTATTGCTTCGTAAGAAAGCCTGCTATCTTGCAATATTTTATTGCTCGTTGTTGTAAATTTTGTGGTATGTTTTTTATGGACTCTATCCTTCATATTTTATTTTAAAAATTCAATTAATGGCTTTGACTCTAATTGGCTTGTTATATCAATATTTTCTTCAAACCTTGAATAACATTGGAAAAACTTCTTGCTTGAAATATTTTTACAAATACAAAATAATATCACTTCCCAATCGACCCAAAAATCATTAATGAAAAATACAGTTCCCACTTTATCATTTACCCACCAATATGTTGCATCTTTATTAAAATACTTTTTTACGAAAGCTTCTGTTATTTTTATCTGAATTTCTTCTATATATTTTTCTTGCATTTCGTTCATAAATTTATTTTTTTAGTTCATTAATATCTATACCCAATTTTAAAAGCTTTGCATAAATTGGTAGTGTGTCTTTTGTAATTTCGTATGCTTGCCATAATGAAGCACCATTTAACACAATATCATCTGCTAAACTCATACTGCAAGCAACCTCAGGCTGTATATTTCTCAATACTTCTTTACCACTTGCTATTTGTGTAGATTTTAAGCCACGCTCTTTACCTTCTTTTTTTAATTGTGATGGTGTTTTTTTTGAATGAAGAATACAATTCAATCTATTATACTCTTTTATATTTTCAACGCCTCCATTACGATATTGCATTGAATTAATATTTTTTGAATTTTCAACTTGCGTAGTGCGTTCGGTTTGTTGTAAAAAATAATTTGATTTACTTATATCATATTTTCCTGTTTTACGAATGGTTGGCAAAACATCTTCAAATACCCAATCTTGAAATTTCTCTGCTTCTTTTTTCTTGGATTTAAAAATACACTTATATAAATTCTTTTCATTTATAAAATACATTTTTTGCTCACCTCCATTTGTAGGGGTTAGTTTTGACATAACCCCTTTTTGGTCAAGCCTTTCTCGTAGCGTTGTAATATTGTTAATCTTTAAAATATTACAAACATCTTGCAAGGAAAAGTATGGCTGTGCATTTATTAAAACAATCCGAACATTTGAGTTTTTTTCAGAAAAGGTAAAATTAATAATATCTGACATATAAATTCAATAGGTTTAATATTTTTAAAAAGCCTTTTCCCAAAAAGTCAACCATTATTTTGATATTTCTTTTTTCTCCCACTCTTTTTCAAGATTTGGCATAATCGTTTTGTTCATAAATTTTTAGTATTAAATTACACCAAGTATAGTAGCAATATCTCCATAAGTTGTTACATAACATTCTAATTCAAGAGAATGCTTACGCAATACTTCAAATATTTGTATTTTTGCAGACTTGTAATACTCTTCTCCAAGCCACTCTGCATAATGTAAATATAGTCCTGAAAACATTTTAGTTTTTGAAAATTTGTCTAATTTCAACACACCGTCAATATTATACATATCTTTTAAATCGTATATTATTTTTTGTGCTTTTTCACATCTTAACCAAAATCCTGCTCTTTTTGTTTTTTCAAGTACAAATTCATCTGTGAAATATAAGTATTCAAATTCATTAAGATTTAATGTTGGCATTTCATTTCGGTATTTATTTAAAATACTCTGCTTGCGTTCAAGTTCTTGTTGAAGTTTTGTTATATCCCGCCTTAGTTCTTTTTGAAAAGAAAAATCAATATCTTTTGACATAATCGTTTATATAAGTTAATAGTACACCCTTCCAATTTTTTAACCTCTATTGAAAAAGAGGGTGTACCATAACTTTTGATTATGGTACAATTCCTTGCAAGAATTATGAATATGAATATTTTATAATTTTAAAAAGTCAAGAAAAAAAAAGTTGACATTAAAAAAGTAGAATCTTATAATATCCAAGATATTGACAGTGGTGTAGTCTGGAAGCATATTAGGGGTAATAACTTAATGACGCTGGTTCAAATCCAGCCTGTGAATATTATATCGCAATTGCTAGCATTTTAAGGTTTCTTAATTGTAAATCAAACCGTGGGAAGCGTAGGCTTAACCTGCCACATTCTTGAAATGTGGAAACTCGGGCTGGAGGCGGTTGTATAGCTTTACCTAATTGAAGTCTTAGGTTTTGCCTTTGGGGTTTTAACATTTTGTTAAATTAGAGTAAGTGGGGCTATACTTTGCTTATTACAAAACCCACATAACTTAATAGTGAATAAAACGAGGTTTCGGCAAAATTTTTGAAATATTACGGTAATTAATAAAATAACATTTTTCTTTTAAAATATATTGTCTATGAAATAATCTTATTGCTTTCTTTATACATTTTTCTATTTCACTTTGAGTGTAACAACTTGCTGAATAAGCAATGATAGCAATTGCTCTCCTTTTCTTTCTATGTGTAAATGTAAATTGATATTGTTTATAATCATATTCTACACAATGAATATCAAAAAAATTCTCTACTTGTTTTTCTGTTATCATTTTTTATTTATTATTTTCCAACCACTCCACATATTCCAAACCATACCGTGCAATCAAGCCTTTTGTAAACCCCTCTTGCATTTGTTGTTGCATTTGGTGGTTATTATTACAGTTCCAACACTGTGCATGAATATTCCTCGGTTCGTATTTCAACTTTACACTTTTTCCTCTTGCTATATAATGCCCTGCTTGTATTTCATATTCTTGCATAAATTTTCCACAAGATATACAAGGAAGCCCTGCATCTCGTTTTTTAATGGCTTTTGAAAGTTCAATCCATTTTTTGTCTATTTTTGGGGCGGAGCCAGATTGAGGTTTTTTTGGTTTTTCTGCTTGTTTTTTGGCGTAAATGCACAACCTTTGCTTGTGCTTCACAAATATACAATCTTTACACTTTGTTTTACAAATAGCGTATTTATGGGGTGTAAATTCCTGCTTGCAAGATTTACATTGTTTGAGTTTCATTTATTTAATAAGTGCCATTAATTCCTCAAATTTATTTGGTTCGTTCCGGAGTTGTTTAGAGTATTCTTCAAAGATATTTCCGTATTCAACAATTACATTATCGGATGTTTTACAAAATATATATCCATCTTTAATAAATTTCGCTTCTTCATCATTACATATCCATCTTAATTCTTGCCATGTACTACAAAACACTTTAAAACAAGAATTGTTATTCAAATAATATTTTACAGTAGATTTACTTTTTGAAGTTATATTGGGCTTCTTATAAAAATATTGAGTTTCTTGCATTACAGTTCCATCCATCTTATCCATCAAAACATACCTTCCACCATATATAACAGCACCAGTTTTTTCACAAAGGGTTTTAAGTGGTTCTTGTGGTTCGGATTGTTTATATACATGAAAATATTCTTGTATAAAGTTTAATTTATTCGGTTGGTTTTTAATTTGCCCACAAGCAATATCCATTGCACCATCACATATAGTAATATACCCTCCACCGTATAAAAAATCTTTCCCAAGTTCAAGATATTTACCTGTTTGTAAATCTAAAAGTTTCATATTTTGCATATTATTCAGCATTAGTTATGAAAGTATTAAATTATTGTTTTTATAAAGTCAAGAAAAAAACAAAGAAAAAAACAAAGAAATTACTTGACATTTAAAAAAGTATGTTGTTATATTGAGTATAACTAATATATAACATTATGGAAACAATGGTATACAATGACAATGAAAGACAACATTATACACCACGCCCTGATTATAAAAAAACAGATGACGGTCTTATTAGAAAAGAACAATTACCAGTTGACACCCGCACAGGTAAAATGGCAAGTGTTTGTTTAACTATACAAAATGTTGAAATGCGTATAAATACATATATTAACCCAATAGATAAAAAAACAAGCCAAAAAAAACAATGGGTTTTACACTTTAAAGAAAAATATTTTTACATTTTCAAAAACGGTAACACAGAAGAAAAAGAGGTTTGGTCTTTACCTTTGGCTTTAAATACAACAAACGCAAAACATATTTTATCAAAAACGGGAAAACTTGATATGAAACAAAACATTGGATTTGTAATTGAAATATTTTACGATGAAACTGTAAAAATAGGTAAAGATGTTTCTGGTGGAATTAGAATTGCAAATATAACATTGCCAAATGTAGTAAAAATCACAAATGAACAATATACCGAACTTCAAAACCTTTGCAAAAGTGCAGGAAAAAGCGAGTTGGATATTAGTAACGCATACAAAGTTAAAAGCTTAAATGATTTGTCTGTTGAAAAGTTTGAGGGTGTAAAAACAAGATTAGTGCAAATTGCAACAGAAAAGATGAACCAACAAAAAGTAAACGAAGAAAAAGAAGGTAATTAACAATTTTATGCAACACAAAGCAATACAACACAAAATAATGCAACAAGGAACACAAGAATGGTTTGAAATTCGTTGCGGTAAAATAACGGGTTCTATTGCAAAAAAATTTATCAAACAAACTGAATTGACGGTAAAAAGCGTTCGTAAAACAACGGAAATTGCACAATCAGTTTATGATGAAGTTTTTAAATTAATAGGTCAAGAGCGTGTAGTTTATGATGAAAATGATATTTTAGAGTTTCCACGCATTCCATCTTATGCACAGGAGCGAGGTTATGCAGGTGAGCAAGATGCAATTAATTTTTATGAAGAGCAAAATTTAGTAAATGTTGAAAAATGTGGGTTTATTGAAAGTGAATGTAATAATTTTGGGTTTAGTCCAGATGGTTTGGTTAAAGATGGATTTATTGAAATAAAAACAATTAATGCAGGGAAGCATTTAAAAGTTAAGCGTGATGGAATTATGAATTTTTTAATTGATGAAGAGTATTATACACAAATTTTAATGGGCTTTTTTGTTGAGAAGAAATTCAAGTTTTGTGATTACATAATTCACACGGCAAGTTTTAAAAACATTGATGAACGCTTTTCAATTTTCAGAATTGAACGAAATGAGGAAGATATTGAAAAGTTTGCAAATTCATTATATCAAATAATAAAAATTAAAAACGATATCAAGAAGCAAATTAATTTATAAAAATAATATGCACCATAGCACACAAAAACACAAATTAACAGAATATCTTGATGGTCTTTATAAAATCTTAAAAGATAACAAATATATTCAAACTACTCCATATAGATTTAAAACAGATTGGTATAACAGGTCGTATGAAAATGGCATCGGTAGTGTGTGTATTGATATACTTTATGCTATTCTAATGCAAAATCAAAACAGACTAAATGGCTTGAGAGACGCAATTCGTATTGAATATGGCGGTGATATTGCAGGATTTTTAAATGGAAATGGATTTATTATTGATAAAGTAAAAAAGCCAAAAAAAGGTGTTGCATTACTTGGGTGGGAAATGCTTGAAAAGTTGCGTGAAAATGATATGAAATATTTTGATAATATATACCAAATAATGCAAGAAAAAAACAAAGAAAAAAACAAAGAAAATACTTGACTTTTAAAAAACACACTATATAAATATATATAACTAACAAAAAAAAATATGAAAAACTTTCAAACTTTTTTAGATGAGATAATCAACAGTCCTGAATTTATTCAATCACAAAAAGATTTTGCTATAAACCAAAAAAAATTACAAGAAAGCTTTCAAAACCAAAAAGAAAACAAAGATGAAGATATGTTTGTACAAAGTATGCAAGGTATTTTTGGCAATGGTTTCAAGCAAACAGATGAAGATGGAATTTATTAAAATTATATGGAACAATTTACTAACTATATGTATAAGATTGAGCAAGATGCAAAATTAGCAGGTTTGCAGGCTTCAGTAGACTGTATAAAAGAATTACAAGAACTTAGTTTGCAGCACCTAGAATCATACGCAGAAGTATGTTTAAAATCTAAACAATCATTAATTTATAAATAACTATATGAACAGAGAACCTGAAATATATGCTTTAATAGGTGCAATAGTGGGTACTATAATAACAGCTCTTATAATGTATTTTTTAAATGGAACTACTAACAATAGTAATGAAAAGCCACAAATAAATAATTGTGTTTTATCTGAAGAATATATGAATAACTGTAAAAGGTATGCACCCAATCAATTATTTCTTGGTAAATGTTGTTATGATACTACAACTTATGAAGCATATATGACTAAACAAGTTAATGAAAAAAATTTTATAAAAACATTTTGTTCTGAAAAAGGAGCTAAATATTACACCAACAAACAAGGTTAAACTATTTAATATGTTTATGATAAAACAAGAAATAAAAATCCTTTGCTCTGAAATGATACCAATCACTTTAAGAAAATAATTAATCAAAAATATTATGCAAGAAGCACTTAACAACCTCCACTTCAAAAAGATTTGGGAAAAAGTAATAATGAATAGACACCCAGAGGCGGAGTCTTTGGAGGAGGCTTTGGTATTAGAATTTTCACAAGTTGGGTGTTATTATGGTTTAACAAAGACGACGTCACATATAAATATTGTAAATTTTGATATGTCTAATAAGATGGGAAAAATTTACGACAAAACCTATAATATCTTAGGAAGACCAATAACTCTTTTTGATGTTTTAAAATTGTTACAAAAAAATATAGAGAACGGTGAGTTTGCGTTAATGACCAACTGTGTTGTGTTGTGTAATATTGATGTCACACGCAATACTTCTAATGATATATTCCAATATTTTGTAAAAAAGATATGCGATATAAACAATAAAAGTAATTTAATTGAAGAACAAACACCTGAAACTTGGGAGAAAATAGCTAATTTAATTGATTGATTTATGCAAAACGCACTACAAAACCCACACTACAAAAAGATATGGGAAAAAGTAATTATGAATAATAACCCCACGGCAAAAACCTTAGATGAGGCTTTGGAGAGGGAGTTTTTTAATTTTGGCAATACCGATGCAGGTAATTTATGTAGAGTCTATGTAAATTTTAAAGGAGATTTTATAAATGGTTCAGCAATCGGTATTGCTTGTGGAGCGAGTAAACCGACTAATTATAACGATGTGTATAAACAAGTTTTTGTAACAGAATACTGGGGGAATATGCAATTGTATTTAACCGATAAAATACGACAAAACCACGGCAAGGTAATAGATTTTCAAATTCTTGGCAGACCAATAACACTTTTTGATGTTCTTAATTTACTAAATACAAACAAAAAAGACCATATTTATATTGCAAAAGGTTTAGAAATACACCAAATAATTCATATACTTCCAGTTGGAAAGTTTTGTGATTTTAACACAAACCTTTTAGAAGAACAAACCCCTGAAACTTGGGAGAAAATAGCTAATTTATTTAATTGATTGATTTATGCAAAATATAAAAAAATATATTAGAAGTAACAGAGAGCTTCAGAAGGAAAATGAAATTTTGACAAATCGTGTAAAAACTTTACTCCGTCATTATTGTGAAGCACTTGTTGAAATTGAAATATTAACACACCAGTTTCGTTGCTCCTGTTTTAATGAAAACAAAAAACAAAGAATAAAAGAAAAAGAGGAATTTTATTCTGAATTATTTTTTTAAACTAAACTTAAATATATGCAACAAATACACCACAAAAAAAACGAACTCCTTGAAATTGAGTTTTACCAAGATAAGGAATGCACAGAGGCTTTTGACTTTACGAATGCAAAGAATTTGTATATTGACGGACTGAATGGAGATTGCACGCCAATTTTTGCACTTTCACATAAACTTTCATGGCTTGGTATCAAAGCAAGAATATTCACACCAATTTGGAATTTAGGCTGGCGTGATGGAATAAGTCCGCAAACGCCACTTGTAACTTTAAACGATGTTTTAGATGGCGAGGAGTCAAGTAATGTCAACCTCTCAAAATACATACCAGAAGACAATGCGGTTTTGTTTTTGAGTGAGGAGGAAGCTGACAAATGTGCCAACGATTGTGATGCGTGGTTTTTATATCAAAAAGATTTTCCCAAAAGAGAATTAAACTCTGAAATGGACATAAGAGACTGGAAAGCAATAACCATCTTCCTCCCTCACGGCACACAATCCGAATTTCAAAAAGCAAATAAAGTAGCAAAAGAACTAAAAGAAAAATATGGAGTTTTGGAAGTGAATGTGTGTGTGTTGCATTGTTTTGAACGGTATATTGATTTTAGTAAATGTGATTATGTCTGTGGTTTGGGATTTAAAAATAAATGGGTAATCAACAAAATCATAACAACAAACTCCACAGGTATTTTACCAGTTGACGGTAATGACCGCTTACAAGTTATTGACGCTAAGGAAATATTTGAGGAGTATTTGAAGGAAAATAATTAAGTAATTCAAAAAAATGTATATCAAAAATAGTATAAAACAACGATTATTTCTTTCATTGCGTTTTTATTTTATTGCACTCGAAAAAGAGAGAGCATCAGCAAAAATATTAACAAAACTTAATCTTAAGGATAAAGAACTTGCAGTGCAATACAGTCGTGAGGTCTATGAACCAATTGCAAGAAATATGAGTCATTATTATAATCAAATTGCGTCATTTTTTCTTGCACATTACAATCCTACAAATGGCACTTCGTGGAAGCATTGCGAATTAGCTTTTAAGAAATTAAGATTATTTCTTAAGATTATAGAAAGCAATATGCCGAATAGTAGTAATAAAATGAATAAAATATTGAAAAAAATTCATTGAATGATTTATGCAACAAAAAATAGACAAACGCCTTTTAGGAACGCCAACAAAAGTATATAAAAAAGAAGGAAGTAAAAAAATATTTATTGGTGTATTCCCGACTATTAGCAAAGCAAGTGAAGTTGCTAATATTACAGAGGAAGCAGTGCATTATGTTTTAAAGTATACTAAAAGAGGTATTGAAAAATATACTTTATCTGGCTATACATTTATTATTTATTAATTTTTTAAAAACAAAATGACAATACAAATAGACAACAGTCGAGACGCCAATTTAACAGATTTTAGTAAGGCAATATTAGAAGATAGATACCTTTTAAAAGAAATAAAAGACGAGGAAGGTAATATTATTCAAGAAGACGAAACCTTTCAAGAACTTTTCAAAAGAGTTGCCGAAGCGTACAAAGACGATGATGCACACGGTCAACGCATTTATGATTATATGTCAAAATGCTGGTTTATGCCTGCAACACCAGTTCTTGCAAATGGAGGGTTAAAAGACAGCCATTCATTGCCTATTTCTTGCTACTTGAATGAAGTTCTTGATAAACTTGTAAATGTTATAAATGCAAGGGAAGAGGGGGCAACAGTTGGAACCATTACAAATATATTTTCAAACAATGTAGAAAATAACAATTTACTTCACGATATTGATGAAATAGTTCTTTCATCGGAGCAAATTGCAAAATTACGCACGGAAAATGGTTATTTGGCAACATCTGGAGGAGGAATTGGAACATACTGGGGGAATGTGCGTGAAATGGGCTCAAAAATAGGTAAGAGAGGAGACGCCCTTGGCATTGTTCCACAAATGAAAGTTCAAGATTCAATGATTTTAGCAGACACACAGTCTGGTATTCGTAGGGGAAGCAGTGCTGCATACCTTCCTATTTCACACCCTGAAACTGAAGAATTTATTGATATTCGCCGCCCAACTGGTGGAGACCCAAACCGCCGATGTTTAAACCTTCACCACGGTGTTGTTTTAACAGATGATTTTATGAAAGCAGTAGAAAATGGTAGCACTTATTGGTTTAGAAGCCCAAAAGATAATAAGGCTATTGCGGAAGTTTCAGCACGAGATTTGTGGATAAAAATCCTTTCAGCAAGGGTTGAGACGGGCGAGCCATACATTCTTTACGAGGGTAATATGCAAAAGAATAAAAGCCCCGTTTATCAAGCAATGGAAGAAAAATACGGTATGAAGCCAAAGACATCAAATTTGTGTTCGGAAATTACCCTATTTACTGGACTTGACCAATTACAAAAAGAAAGAACCGCCGTGTGTTGCCTTTCAAGTTTAAACCTTGAATATTTTGAAGAGTGGAAAGACAATGAACTTTTTATTGAAGACATTATGCGTTTCCTTGATAATGTATTGACGGATTTCATTAATAGAGCACCTGACACAATGGAAAAAGCAAAATATTCTGCAATGCGTGAGCGTTCGGTTGGCTTGGGCGTTATGGGTTTTCACTCTTTCCTTCAAAGCAAAAATACACCGTTTGAAGGAGTTGCGGCAAAATCTTGGAATAAAATAATTTTTAAACATATAAAAGAAAAATGCGATTTAGCAAATGAAAAGCTTGCAAATGACTGGGAAAGACAAAGGGAGGCTTGCCCAGATGCAAAAGATTTGGGACTTAATTTAAGATTTTCAAATTGCACTGCAATTGCACCGACCGCCTCAATTTCAATTATTTGTGGAAATTCAAGCCCTGGTATTGAGCCATTTATTGCAAACTGCTATACACACAAAACGCTTTCTGGAACATTTATTGTAAGGAATAAGCACCTTGCAAAACTTCTTGAAAGCAAAGGTAAAAATACAAGTGAAGTGTGGAGTTCAATTTCAATGAATGAAGGTTCTATTATGCACTTAGATTTTTTAACGCCAGAAGAAAAAGATGTTTTCAAAACTGCAATGGAATTAAATCAAATGTGGTTAATTGACCACGCCGCTGACCGTCAACCATTTATTGACCAAGCACAATCTTTAAATATTTTTGTTCCGTCAAATGTTGCCAAAGCGGAGCTTCACAAAATTCACTTTCAAGCTTGGAAAAAAGGTATAAAAAGCCTTTACTACTGTCGTTCTGCATCAATTCAAAGAGCAGAAAAAACCAATGAACCAAAAACGGAAGAGTTGCCTTCTACACAAAAAGAAGTTGGAATTGGTGGCTTGAATGCAAATGATGAATGTTTAGCTTGTCAATAATTTTATTATAACTTTATGCAAACTAATGAACGAGGCGACACTTTAATTTCTCCAGATGACAACATCATATCATTGATTAATGAATTTATTTCAACTTTACCAGACGGGTATATTGAAATAGTAGAAACATTATTAGCAGAACTTCCAATTGAAATTCAAGAAAAATTTGCTATTGAAATTGAAAAAAAGCAGTTAAAAGATCTTGCAAGCCGTGCTTGGGGTATTTACTGGAAATCGCATTATGAAATTTCTAAAAAAAAATATTTACAAGGGTTTGATTATGATAAAGTAAAAATGGACCAAGAAGAAATAAATAAACAAACAATGCTTAAGTTTCAATTACATCAACAAGAGAATTAACATACTCTAAAACTTCTTTATGTTCTTTTGCTGTTAATTCTCTAGGCTGTGTTAATCTAGGTGTTTGATGTGTAGAAAATGTTTTTGGGAAATAATCTTTTAAATTTTTTACACCCACATTTTTGTGTTTATGGGAATAATTTATAATATTTTTTCCTGAAAAACAAAAAAGACTACTGATTACTGTTGTTGCTAATATGATATTTTTCATAATTTTTATCTAAATTATCTGAACACCATTTAGCTCCAAAAAAAATTGAAAAAGCAACAATGATTGCTGTCAACAAAGGTATATTTTTCATAAATTATAAATTAAATTGTAGTTCCATAACAGTTGGTTTGCTGTAATTCTACAGCCTCAATAATATCATCAATTGAATAATCTTTATCATAATATTCATTTTTATACATAATAGTATTGTCTTTATACACTATAAGCATATCTTTTTTAATAGCTTTTTCCCAAAAAGTAATAATCATTTTTGGATATTTAATCCTATTTTGATTTCTTGCAACAAAACAAATACCATTATTGTCAATACTTTGTATTTCAATCCGATAATTATGTTGATTGATTTGCTGAATTAATTTAGTCAATTGATAATCAAAATTATCAACATTTAGCAATTCATTTTTTAAGTTTTCAAGAATTTCTGCGGTATTTAAACATACTTGTATAAAGTTTTCTTTTTTCATATATATTTAAAAAATTTCTGGGCAGTTTTTTAAATGCACTCTTTTATTGTTTTCTTTGTCAATACAATGTAATTCACCGTCTTCATTTAAAATTAATGCAAAATCTTTTTCATGCCAATTAAAATCACCAGCGTTTGCATTCCTTGGAAATAATACAGACCATATAATTAAAATTACTACAAATAATATAGGAAATACAGCAAAGAGTTCTTTGTCTGTTAAGTAATAATTTAAAAGTTTTTTCATAAAAATAAATTAGTTATATGAATGTATAAAGTATAAAATCAAAAAGTCAAGTAAAAAAGTAAAAAAATACAAAAATGTAAAAAATGTAAAAAAACACTTGACATTTGAAAAACAATGATATTATATTGTGTATAACTAATATACAAAATATGAAAATAATTTCTTGGGAATTAAATTTTTTACAAAAATTACTAAATAAAAAAAGATTAAATGCAGAAATAGAACAACATGGTGAAAACACTTTCACAATAACCCTTGAAGGTGTAAATAATTTTCTATCTATTGGAAATTTTAACGAAACTCAAAATTTTATTAAAGCTTTATGAAAAAAAGAATTGGAATTGATATTGAAAAAGGCGAACATAATCAAATAAAATCACAAGCTTCATTACTGGAAATGTCTATTGGTAGATATCTACTGTTTTGCCATCAAACAACTACAAACCTTTCATCGCAAGCAAAAGTTGGTGGTGTATGTGATGAAAATATGCAAGAGTTTATTGACTGGCTTTTAGACAACCAAAGCTTTCAAGACCAGATTGCAATGCATGCAGAGGCTTTTCTTGAAAACCAAAAAGCAATTGAGGAAGCACTTCAAAAAGATTAACTAATAACAATTATATGAATGAAGAGTTTTTAAAAAAATTAGGCGACTGCTGGCGTTATATTGAACCCAAACGCAATAAATGTTCATTAAAGATAAAAGATATAGGTACTTTTGATGGCGAAGAGTATGAAATACAAACTATATTTAAAATGAAAAAGAAAAGACAATACGATTTTGTATTTAAAATATTAGATAAATTTCCATTATTTATAAAAACACATGTCTTTAAACTTCATAACAATGAAGTATATTGGAAATATCTTTTGAAAAACCCCGAATATAGGCATTCAATAATAAATAATGTAAAAGAAGCATTGAAAAAAGATTAATTGTAAAAATATATATGCTTACAAAAGAATTAGAATTATATTTAGAGCGAGAAAAACAACCGGTAGATACTATTCACATATTATATCCAAAATATCAATTGAGAAGTAAAGAAGCAGATAATGATGCAATGTTTCATCATACAAGTGTTGTTGGGTTATATAATGAAAAAGAATTAAAAAGAACACGAAAAAAGACAGAAACATTACACCAAAAAGAAATTATCAAAGTAAGTAGTGGCGACTTGGTTGATATTTTAGAAAATATAAAAATTAAGAATCTTATTAAAGATTTTCAAGAAGAGTATTCTGATTGTAAAACAGGTAGGTATGAAGTGTTTCCGCCAGCAACATATTATGATGCTGAAACATACCAAAATTTATATGATAAAATGAAATTAGTTTATTGTGTTTACGAGCCTTATAAAATACCAACTTTTGGCGGTAATTTTACAAAATGGCACAAATATCTCACAGACCATAATCATTCAATGTTATTTTCAAATGTGTGTTGGCGTGGTGATGGAAAAAAATGGTGTTTTTATGATAAGATACAAAAGGTAAAATTTAAAGAAAATCAAGTGCAATGGTACGATCCATATCAAATAGAGATGGCATTAAAAATGGATTAATTTTTAGAAAATAATATGTTTTACAAAGGAATTTTACGAGGACATAATACAGTTTTTGTTGCAGACAGTATAGGAAAACTTGCTAATAAAATGAATGTTGTTGTATCGACTGTTAGTCGTGGGTTAAATGGTTTTGATAGTCCACATTATAAATTTTCAATGATATCTGAAGAAGAATATTTGCGGATTGTAAATGAAAAAAAAGCAGCAAAAGTAATATCTAGCACTATAAAAAAAAATGATCCAAATGTTTATATATTTGCAAATATACTCAAAATAAAAAGACTTAAACAATTTAAAGAAATTCAAGAATTTTATAAAAATGATGCAAAAAAAATGCAAACTGAGCTTGCAAAAGCACGGGTAATCTTAAATACACAAAAATTCTATAACTATACTTTTGAATGGTGTAAAATAAATAATAATTATAGAAGAATTTAAAAAAATATATGAACAGAATAAAAATAGCAATACCAAAAAACGGTAGGTTACATAATGATACTTTAAAATGTTTTACCGAAGCAGGTTTTGAATTTAAAAAAGACAACACAGGTTTTCAATTACAATGTATAAATGGAGACTTTGATTTAGTTTTAATGCGTGAAAAAGATATACCGCTTCTACTTGAAGAAAAAGGTGTAAATAATGGTATATGTGGACAAAATACACTGGAATCGTTTAATTACTATGCTATGGCATTAAAAGATGTAATACCATTAATTCAAAAACTACCTTTTGGACATTGTAGACTTTCTATTGCAGGTAAGACATACTTAAAACGCAATGATTTACAATACATCAAAGTTGCAACTTCTTATCAAAATATATTGTATAATAATATTAACTTTCCTGACTATCTTCTTAATGTTATTGATTTAACTGGCTCAGTAGAACACGCTATTGAGCTTGGAATTGCAGATGCTATTTTTGATATAGTGGAAACTGGCGAAACTCTAAGAAAAAGCGGACTGGTAGAAGGGGAAACATTAATGCACTCACAAGCAGTTTTAATCGGTTCAAATAGTGATGTTATAAAAGACATTCTGTTTAAAATAGAAGCCACTGAAAACGCTAAAAACAAGAAATATGTTATGTTAAACTGTGAAAAGAAAAGTATTGAGTTAATATGTCATTATTTACCAAGCCACACGCCGACAATTTTGCCACTCGTTCAAGATGATATGGTTGCAATACATGCCCTTTGTGATGAAAAAGAGCTTTTTAAAGTTCTAAAAACATTAAGCAAGATTGGTGCAAAAGACATTATTATAACAAGCCCAGAAAAAGTAATTTAATTTTTTTAAACTATATGAAAGTTGAAATTAAAGAACCATTATTTTACAATGAAGGTTTGGTAAAAATAGAATTGAGAAAGTTTAACTTACAGCAGTTAAAAGGTCTTTATCGTGCAATGAAAAAAGAAAAATCAAAAACTGAGTTTGGTTTTCAATTTAACATAAAATCAAAATTACAGAATATTTCATACTATACAAAATATGAAGTTAAAGTTTTATGTCAAATTCCTGAACAGGAAAAAGTACATGAATTTGTATTTATATGGTCGAATAAAGAAATACAATATTTTGAAAAATGTAAAAAAATAATAATACAAAATTTTTCAACACAAAATAATATTAAAGCTGAATTTATTATTTATAGCATTAAAATTTTACAAACACCAAAACAAATATTTATAAATGAACTAAGAGAAATATTGTATCAGGTATTTTGTACTTATGTTATTGATGCAGGAGGCTATGTTTTTGTGCCTGCTATGGAGTATGAGGAATGGAGTAAGGGAAATTATGGATATGAAAAACTAGTGCCTACCGATTATACTCATGAATATAAATACGATACTGCAATAAAACATTGCCTTAATTACATAAACTATATAAGAAAAACAACTATTTAACAAAAAATTAATTAATTTAGCAGTTTATGATAACTATTACACAAAAAAACCAGCAAGCAAACTCGCACACGAATATTTTGATTTACTTCAAATAGAAAATCCTTATATTGCAATGCAAGAGTTTTTGAAAAAATGGAATGAATTAAATGATATGAAAAATAATTTTTAACCAAAAATATGAAAACCCTCCTCATAACCCTTCTTCTTTCACAAATAGCTTTTGCAAGTTATACAAGAAGTTCTTTCAAACACTGGATTGATGATGACGGAGACTGTTTGAATACAAGACAAGAGGTGTTACAAAAAGACAGTTTAAAACCTGTTAAAATTCAAGATTGCCGTGTTATTCAAGGAAAATGGTATGATGATTATGGCGGGCAGTTTTACACACAACCTTCAAGTCTTGACATTGACCATATTGTACCACTTCACGAGGCTTGGGAAAGCGGAGCGGATAAATGGACAGCAAAACAAAGGGAAGTCTTTGCAAATGATTATGAAAATCTTATTGCGGTTAACAAATCATTAAACAGACAAAAAAGCGACAAAGACCCTGCGGAATGGCTACCACCACATAAAGAGTATATTTGCGAGTATATTGCAAAATGGTTACACATTAAGGGAAAATATAATCTTGCAATAGACCTGAAAGAACAGGAAAAAATTAAGAAAATACAAGGAAATTGCTTGACTTTTTGAAAACATAGTATATAAATATATATCAAGTTCACCACTTGAAAAATCTAAGTTAATTTTTTTAAAAATCTATGTTAAATTTACAAATTACTTTAATAGTTCCCTCAAAAACAAAAGACGGCGAAAGGCTTTCTTTAGCAAGAAATAAACAAGAATGCTTAACAGTAATGGGCAATATTTTTGGCGGTGCAACCTCAAGCACCGTTCAAGATGGTTGTTATGTTATGGAATGTGGCAAAATGATGTATGAACAAAATGTTTCAATTACTTCATACACAAAGTTTGATACCAACTTAACTCCATTTTTTGATTTTGTTTTAGAAGTAAAAGAAAAATACAATCAAGAGTGTATTGCTGTTATCATTAACAATGAAATGAAGTTTTTTTAATTGTTAAAAAAGGGCGGAGTGGTGAACCGCCCCTTGTATTTATGTTAATTTTTTATATTTTTTATGTCTATTATTCAAAAACCAGCTTTTAACTTAACTTTAACCTCACCAGTTAAGATAACATTTTTATTGCAAGATTTTGATATGTTTTACACAAAAACAGTGGACTATATTGCACGCAAGATGGAGTGTTATTTTATAACAGAGGCAAGTAATGTTATTTTTGATGGAAAAAGCTACAATGCACGCACAATGCTTATACCCTCATCTTATATGAAAAATGAGGGTGATTTTATAAATTTAAAAAACATTGTCAAGCTGGCTTGTAAACACAATGAAATTATATGTTTCTTAGAGTTTGGAAGCGTACAAAGAGTTTACAACTATAGGGTTAATTCTAATAATTAATTTTTATCTTACTATATGAAATGCGAAAATATTGACATTAAAAAACTTCAGCAGTTTGCAAAAATAATGAATAAACTTGACTGGAGAAAAATTGAACACGAAAAAATTATAAAAGTAGATATGACATTACAAGAGTTTTTTGAACGCAAAGAAAAGCACGGACATTATTTTTATAAGAGTGTAAAAATAAAAGACGGAGGAACGCAGGATAAAGAACATCCAAACTACTTGACACAAATGGTTTCTGTTGAATGTAAGTTAAATACAAAACATGCACATTATAGAATGATAAACTTTTTAGGAAATGTATTTGATATGGATATTGAATATAATTTCCGAAGTCCATTTTATGGTTTTTATCATAACACATTGCGTGGAATTTGCAAACATTTTGCACAAAATAAAAACATAAAAGATTTCTCAAGATTTTCTTTTGAAATTAAAGATATTTCCACAGGATACCTTACTTGCAAGAAAATGCTTTTTATAAACTTTACAAACAGTAATTTTAAGCTTGAATTGGAAATATAGCTAGTTATACTTTACAAACAGCTTGCCAAGGGGCTCTCTCCCTTGGCACAACTTTCACATCAAATATATCTACAATGGTTTAAGAAATAGCAATGTTAAATAACACTTGACATTTTAAGTTTATTTAACATTTTATTTAACATAAAACTTTTTTATTTAACATTTAATGCAAGAATTAGGGAGTAAGTTAAATAAGATAATTCAAATGGACTGCTTGGAATATCTTAAAAGCCTTCCTGATGAATGCACAGAATGCGTGCTTATTGATGAACCTTATATGCTACTCAAGGGGCATAAAATAGAAGAAGGATATAATCTTGATATTGCAAAACAAGTAAGAATTGAAGCAATGCGGGTATTGAAACAAGATGGTTGGTTTATTTTTTTTGGGCAGTTTCCATCAGCGTGGGATTTTGGAAGAATAACAATGGAGGTAAGATTTAAACCTTGGCAAATGTGTAATGAAATTGTATGGTGTAAACGAATTTTATCAAGTCCATTTCAAAAGCTTGCAAGAATACACGAAAATATTTTTGTATTTCAAAAAGGAAAGCCACAAACTTATGCAAACAAGGCACCTTTTGAGGATATTACAGTGGACAATGCGTTCCACGGAATAGCAAATTTTGAAACAATAAAGAGATATATCGCTTTTTTAAAATCAGGAAAAGAAAAGCCACAAATTTTAGAAACTTCAAACAAAAATGATGAATTCTATAATTTTGATAAAAACAACATTCCAAGAAGTAAAGGTCGCTTTGAAGAAAATATCAATCTTCCAAGTATATGGTCTTTTTGCAAAGAAAATCAAATGCATCGTTCAAACCATAACATCACACATCCTACTGTTAAACCAACTTTACTTTTTAGAAGATTAATCAAACTTTTTACACAGCAAGGCGACACTATTTTAGATTGTTTTTCAGGGAGTGGAACAACTGCTTTAGCAAGTATTCAAGAGGGTAGAAACTTCCTTTGTTGTGAACGAGACGAAGGGTATATAAAAATAGCTAATGACCGTCTTGCAAACTGGAAAGAAGACCTTGAACGGCAAGACAAATGGTTGAACGAAAGGGGTGTTATGGATTTTGAAAGTGATGTAAAACACAAGGTAAGTTATCAAGAAAATACATTATTATAATTTATGCCAAAAGCCTCAAGGGAACAAACATTAAAAGTGAAACTACAAGCAAGAGCATTATTTGAGTTGGGTAAATATACACTGGAAGAAATTTGCGAAGCTATTAAAAAAAGTGGTGGTTCAGTATCAAGGCAAACGCTTGCAAAATGGATTAACGAAGACGCAAATGATGTTTGGCAAATAAGAAACCCTTCCGAAAATAGAATTTACGATGCACAAAAAATAGTGCATAAAGAAAAGATTATGAAACAGTTTAAAAAACAAGAGGAGCAAATAAAAGACGATATTATAACAAAACAAGCAACAGTAGATGCAACGCAAGAAGCAATAGTTTTGGTAAATCTTGAAAAAGAACGCAATAAACTCACAAAGGAAACGCTTGAAAATGCTTATATTGTCAATCAATACATTCTTGACCTTGTTAAAAAAGGACGAACTGCAAAAATGGTTGAGGAGGATATTGTGTCTTTTGGTGGCGTGAAAACAGGTGAGAAAAAACAAACTAAAACAGTTGAGGAGCATAAAATACCCGAAGTAGTGCGTGCAAGTGAAATGATAATCAAAACACTTTATGGGTTGGGGGTTTTACAAACTACACCAACGGTAGCAATGCAAGTCAACAACACAAACGCTCAGCAGAATAACAATACAGACATAAAAGTTGAAACACAGTTTTCTAAAATATCAGAGCAAGAAGCATTCCAAGAGTTTTGTAAAAAAATAGCAAAATGAACCTTATTCAAGAAATATCAAATACAAAGACAACACTTTCACCAGAGCAAGAATATCAATATAAACTTGCATTAATGCGTGAGTTTTATAAAGACGACTTCCATTCATTTGTAAAAGATGTATTCCAAGAAGCCTTTGGCACTCCATACAAGCCACACTATACAACACAGCTTGCTTGCGAACATATTGAGTATAACATAAAAGGCTATTTCCAGTGGGGTATTTATAACTTTCCAAGGGGTTGGGGGAAGTCTGTTTTTATTTCAGTTCTTGCAAGTGCGTGGGCGTTACTTAGAGACCCTTCGGAGCGTATTGGTTGCTATTCAAGAGCCTTAACAGAAGATGCAAAGCTATGGCATAATCAAGCACACGACATTCTTAACTTAGATTTTAGTAAAACATTCATTAATGAAATAAAGACGGAATACAATGCTTTGATTTTCAAAACACCGCAAAAAGGGTATAGGCGTGTTGGTTCTTGTCTTTCCTCTTCCGTTGGTTCAGATTTAACACTTGCTATAATTGACGACCCGCAAACTCAAGAACATTACCGAAGTGAAGCAAAAAGAAGAACGCTTGAAAATTTCTTTATTAATGGACTTTTAAGAGCCATAAGAACAGTTGACTACTCTTATTCAAGTAGTGATTTTGAAGGCGAATATTTTCAACAACTTACAAAGTCGCAAAAAAACGATGCTATAAAACAAGCGAGACTTACGGAAGAATTACAAAAAGACGGCGTTGTTAAAACAAAAGAACCAAGGCTTATGATTGCAATGCAAAGACTTTTCCCAAAAGATTTTTGTTATATTGTTGGCGACATTATAGAAAAAATGGAAGAGGCGGGTGTAAAAATGAATACAACTTGGGTAAATATTCCATCAATTCAAGAAAAAGCAACAAGTTATATTTTTCCAAAGAGTGGTACAACTTATAATGCCCCACAGGGAGCTTATACAGAGGCAGGAACACTTACACAAAGGAAAATACTACAAGCACGCTCTCAAATGTCTTTAAAAGACTTTAATGCTCAAATGCAGGGAAAACCAATGCTTGCCGATAGCATTCTTATGTCAAGGAATATGTTCAATAGATATTCTGAGGAAGATTTAACACAACAGTTTGACGATGTATTTATTACAGTTGACCTTGCTTATACAGATAACAAAAAGAGTGATTATAGTGTTATTGCAGTATGGGGGATAAACAAGTTAAGGAATTTATATTTACTTGACTTGCACCGTTTTAAGGGGCGTGGAACTGCATACTTTAAAAAGCTTGAAACCGTCCATCAAGTTTGGAATAATGCAATACCAAATACTACAATTTCAGGTATTTACCTTGAAAAAAGCGGAAACGCACAAACACTTGATATTATGGAACATTCAAACAGCCCATTTTCTTATTTAATAAAACCAATTCCAAGAACAAAAAGCAAAATATTAAGGTTTTATGAGGTACAGTTTGTTATCTGCAATGCAAATGGCAAGGGGCGTGTGTACTTACCGAATAATGATATAATGGTTAGAAATGGTGGAATTGCAAAATCATTTGTAGAGCCATTTTTAGACGAGTGTGAGGCTTTTACCGAAGAAGAAAGTGATTATGAAAATGATGATATGGTAGACACATTAATTGATGCCTGCTATATACTTTCAACAAAACCTCAATTCAATATGAACTTCTCAGGTATTTTTGGTTGAATTATTTTTTGCAACAAGTGTGATAAGATGGCTTTAATTTTATAGCAGTAGCCCAATCAATATAATTGTCTATTTGTGTTGCCATATATTCTGCACTATTTAAGTCCTTTGTGTGATATCCTACCCACTTAGAATGTAAATAAAATGAACGCAACGGGGTTGCATAATTTCTTCTTGTTTTAGCTTCAAGAGTGTCAAAAACAAAAGAGTTATTCAAATAGTGTTGGTATTTGTATTTTATTGCATATTCCTTAAATGTTGAAAAGGCTGTTTTACCTGCTTCATTTAAAGTTTGGTATTCTTTTTTACACCATTGGTATTGTTTATTTAACCTCAGCTTACGCAGCTTTTTAATTTTAAGACATTTAAACATAATTATTTATAATAGTTTTTCATTTCATTAAAAAAGTTTTTCATAAGCTCGTATTCATCTAAAATACCCTTATTTGCACGCCTTTCATTTATGCTTTCTATTTCATCAAGTAAATATATAGCAACGCCTTGCAAGCCCGTTTTTTCTGGTGGGGTTTTTGAATATCTATTTTCAAAGTTTTTATAATAGCCCATTTTGTGAGCTATTCTTCTATATTTATTTTGCTTCATTAAGTTTTTTTATAAAATATATTAGTCATATACTTTTTTATAAAGCAAAAATTTAAATGTCAAGTTTTGTTTAATTAAATAATAATATTTTACCGCAACAATATATAATTAAATAATAAAAAACTTCTTGACTTTTTAAAAATAGTGTGTTTATATGATGTATAACTAATACAAATTATATGTTTATAAAATACAAAAGCCAACCGCCAATTAATACCTTCCTGATATATTGTATTAGATTTCACGAGCAAAAAGAATGTTATGGTATGTCATACATAATAGAGTTTTATAGCGAAAATATGCGTGTTTGTTGGTGGGAATTTCCAACCAAAGAAGAAAGACAAGAAGTTTATAAAAAAGTTTTAGAAATGATTAAAGTAAGCGAGATTAGTCTTGGCAGTGAAGAGCCTCCCATTGAGTTGATGAAAACGGTATGATATTAAGTAGTCAAGATAGTGAATTTACCAAAAAAACTAAAAAAAGAATTTATGGTATGGCACGGGCTTTTTGTAAAGAGACTGGGGCATTCGTACCACTGCATATTTCCACATTAAATAGTGATCCGTGTTTTATCTATTTTAAAAATAACAAACCAATTGCTTATATATACGGCGGGGTTTGGCTTCACGATCGTTTTAAAAATAGCAATTGTTTTAGAATTTGGAGCCTATTTGTTAATAAAAAATACAGAAGGCGTGGAATTGCTAACAAGTTAAGAACACACTTGATAGAGTATGTTAAATGCAATAAAAAGTGTAGTAAAATTGTAACATTAAGCAAGGGCAACCCAGACATTTATTATAATCTTAACTTTATCAACGCTACAACTAAAACTAAAAACGGCGAAGTAGCTATAATGAAAAGTGAAAATGGTTATATGATTTACGAGCTAAACCTTAATTAATCATATATTCAACCTCACACCTACACCTTGCACTTTCTTCGGCTGGTAAATTATAGTGTCTTGGGCTTGGCACTTCATAACCACCAACATAAAAGTTTCCTTGCGAATTTGATTGACTTCCACTTAATGCAAGGTGGTTTATTCTTGGACTTGCACCTCTTATAAACTGCGAACGCTCCCACCAAACTTTTTTTATAAGACTGGCGACCAGTACCCCTGAGCTTGTTTGTGCGTTGCTTTCTTTTATGGCATTATATTCTACCTCTCTAACCTCACTTGAGGCTTGCCCTGTGCCGTATTCTGCGTTGCTTTGCGAACGAACTGGTATTTTTTCCTCAAGGTTGTCTTTGAAGTAGTTTAAAACCGTTTTATTGCGTTTCTCAACAAGCATTTCTGTATTTTGCTTTAGTGTTTCCGTTCGTCTTTGTAAATACTTTATGCGTGTTTTTTCTGCTTTAGATGGATTTGTAATTAAAAGAAGTCCCAAAAGTTCAGTTCCAAGTGTAGACTGTTCTTGTCTTTGACCTGCAATAAAATTATCATACATTCCTATTGATTTTGTGTATAGATTTTCAAAGTAATTTGCTTCACTGTTTGTAAAATTATTATTTGCAAGCTCTTCAGTTCTATTGTTAAGAAGGAGCGTGTATTTTTCATCAAATAAATCATTTACTTTTTCCTGTTCTGTTTCACTCACTACAACGCTTTTTAAAAGCACTTGATTTGAAAGGTTGAAGTTCAATTTCGTTCTTATTCCATAACCAAGCTCTTTTTTGGTATCATTAAAGATATTTCTAAAAAGATATACATAATCTGGCGTGTAGTTCTTGAAAGTCTCTTGAAAGTTTATTGATTGGTTTTTCTGCAATAAGTTAATCAAGTCGTTTCCGATGCGTTTGTAAAGACGGATAAACTCTCTTGTATATCTTGCTTCAATTATTTGTTTTGTTTTATCTATTTCACGAATGAAGTTCGCACCTTGTTGCATATTCCCGATAACTTCCGATAACTTCTTATAACTTCCGATGCAGGAAATGTCAAGTTATAAACAGTTTGGGGCTGAATTTACAATAAATGTCAAATTCTCCGGACTTTTTTTACAAATATTGTAAAAAAGACTTGACATTTTAAAAAGTATGTTTATATATTGAATATAGTTATTATAAAATATATGAAAATATTATTACGATTTTTGATTTGTATACCGCTATGGGTTATATTACTTATAACAGTGAAACACTTCTTCCAAGTAGAAAGTTCCCATACTTTTTACATTGCCATTGGTGGCGTTATAATGCACGACATACATAAGGTTTTATGCAAAATTTTTGATATATAAACAACTAATACAAAATAATATGACAAACAATGATAAAGATATTTATATAAGATACCAACTCGTGAGAGATAAAGACAGCGTCGTATCAAGGGAATGTATAGTAAACAAAGAGAATTTTAAAAAAATTGCCGCACACTACCTACGAGAGAGCTTGCCTCATGATATACTTGGTTGGTCAAGGGAAGTAATTCGTGGTGCTGTTGAAAAAACAAAAGACTTTCTAACTTCGGAGATAAATAAAAAATACCCATTAGACCGTATTTATGGAGGTAGTGTATACGACAGAATTAATATCTCAGAGCTATTCAATGTGATACAGCATAAATATCCCGAAACGAAAATACAGAGCTATAAAAGTATAAATTATGAAGAATTGTATAAAAGGGTGAATGAAGATAGCGAATTGACCACAATTTTGAAACAATATCATAGCACTACACTTCTAACACCAGAAGAACACCACGCTTTTATTAACAAACATGACGAAATGAACTCCTTTGTAGAGGAATTACAAGATTTTCTTGATAATAATATGGAGTCGATACTCGAAGAGTGTTTTGATGCGTGTGGAGTTTTGGATAATGTTCAAGTTGTTACTGTAAAATAAACATAGTATATGAAAAAACCAACACTTGAAAATCTTTTTATCTTACTCGGTTGGAAAAAGGGTCAAAGCAAACCCTCAAATGAAACCGCACAAGGAAAATATTGTCATCTTATGTGGGATAACATAGACAATCCAAAAGTTAAAATATCCGATGCACAAATGTGGGTAGTTAAAAGAAAAGAGGAGGTTAATGAATTATTTAAGAAGTAAAGTATATGAATGAAAATGAAATAAACTGTGAAGAATTTTTACAAGATTTTGAAAGCGAACTTTTGAATTGGAGAAATGGTAAACCATTTATAACAAAAAGACCTGATGCAAAATATGAAATAGAAATATTAAGTGAAGGCAATCAAAAAATCTTTGTTACACATAATGGACTTACAAAAAGTAAGATTATTCAGTTACCTTAAGCCCCACCTATTCCTGTATTTTTACCAAGCTCAATTAAAATTTTATCTCCATTTGGTAAATCGGTTAAATCGGATAGGTTGTCGTCAAGCAATCCTTTTTTCTGCCTTATTTCATTCAAAGTCAATTGATTTTGTGAATACATTAGATTTAATTCTTCTTTTTTATATTCTTTATAGAATTGAATTTGTGAAGTATCTAATGAAAAATAGTAATTGTTTAATTGAGTGAGTGGAACTATTTTAAAAACATTTAAGTAAAGTTTTAGGAAGTTATCAAGCTCATCAATTAAATTGCTGTTTATAAATCCAATAGCACCATCATAAAGCTCCTTGATTTTAGTTTGTGCATTATTTGCATATTCGGTTTGACCTTCAAATGCTGTACGGCTACCACCTGCAAAAAAGGAATATATATCATTCTTTGCCATTCCAACTAACTTTTCAGCATTATTTGCATCAGGTGTGATTTGTAGTGGTATGACATTGAATTTAACACGAGGGTCTTTTGAAACAATTGTTTTACCTGCATTGGCACTGCCTTTTAATTGTTTTTCAATTTCACGCATGTCTTCCTTGAATTTCTCACTATCATCGTTTGCAGTTCCAAACTTGGAAAAAAAGTATTTAATTACATCTTCGTTATTTGATGATGGCATTACCTCAATAATAGAAGAAGGCATGCAAGCGTTTTGGTAAAAGCTTTGATGTGTACTTGCAATATGATTTTCAAGCAAAATGGAAGGCTTAATATGTTCTAAAAAAGTTTGATATTTACAAGTGTAAAAATCATAATTTCCAAAGATTAATGCAATATAATATTTTCCGTTTGCCCTTGCTGTATAAAATCCTTGCAATTCTTTGTCTTGCGTGAATGAAAGCTCTTGAGTATACTGTTCATATAATGAAATCTTATATTCTATTTTACCAAATGTATCTGAATATTGAACGGTTTTTGCAGGTTGTATGTTATCAATATTTAAGTTGCGTAAATACCGTAAATTTGCACGCATTTTTCTTTGCTTTTCTTCTTCACTATCGTAACTTTCAATTATTTGTCTTCTTAAAATCCTCCCTTGTTCATCTCTTTCTAAGTCTTCGTTATAGGTAAATACCAAAGCCCCAATTCCATAATAAAAATATCTTTGGAAAAAATATGTTACAATTTGATTCCAAGACAACATTGCAGGGGCAGTGTTTGGACTTAGCAATATATCTAAAAGCTTTTTTATTTCTGTGTTTTTTACATCAACATCTTTTCCATTTACCCTTTCCATTAATCTTAAATCTGCTTCGGTGATAATTGATGTTTGTTTGTTGATTATAGTTTGTATTGTTGGATTGATATGTATTTCGTCTTGAAATGTTTTATATCTTGGTGTACCAAGTATGCTACCAGTTGCATTGTTATACATAAATGAAACGGTTGGAGTGCCATTATTCCACCCTCCTTGCAATACACTTTTGTTGATGTTTTTTGTAGTGATGGTTTCAATTTCTTTAAGAAACATAAGTTGTTATACAGTGAAATATTATATTAAGGAAGTTTACTACGAAATGTATTGCAAATACAAACCCACCGAATGCTTGTTTTTCATTTACGATAAAGTTTTTTGATAACATATAGTCTGTATAACTTTTAAAAGCCATTGTTATTATTAAAATTGCACTGATAATAATATTTAAGAATAATGGCTGTGGAAGCATTCTAATGTATTGCTGAATAAAAGCCGAAAACAGTAAAAATAAGTAAGATGTAACAAAGTAAAGCAACAAACAAGAACCCTTCCAATTGGTAATATATAGTGTTGCAAAAGATATATTTTTAGAAAATAGGCTTTTTAAAATATTGGTTTTCACAATTTTGCTTGACAAATCAAATAATTATTATATTTACTTTAGTAAAAGTCAAGTTTGTTTTATAAAGTGGCAGAAAATATGCAATTTCAAGAAGTTGAGTATATTAATAAAAGTCAAGGAATTTCTTTAGATGAATTTGACAAGATTAAAGGTGTTTTTGGTGGATATGTAGCATACTATGAAAATAAAGACCGTCAAGGAGATATTATTAAAAAAGGTGCGTTTGCCGAAGATATTGAAAAATTTTACAACAAAGAAAAAACAATTTCAGTGTTCCACGAACACAACCCTTATATTGTTTTATCTGCAGAGCCTATTGAAATAAAAGATACCAATAAAGGTGTTTATGGTTTGTTTCAGGTTGCAAACGAAGCAAAAGAAATTCACAAAAGCACTTGGGAAAAACTACCACAATTATACAAAGACGGAGAGCTTGGCTTTTCAGTTGGTATTCAAAAAGCAATGACAACACCACTTGAGGGAGGTCGTTTTATCATACACAAAGGTATAATGAAAGAATTTTCAACAACAAAAAACCCTGCCAACTTGAAAGCAAGGGCAGATATTATGAAAAATATGGAAGACTTTGATAATATTTTAAAAAACATAACTTCGTTTTCAAGAGCCGAAGAGTTTTTGCGTAAAAACACAAATTTAACACAAAGTCAATGCACAGAATTTTTAAGAGCATATCAAGGTGTTATTGAAAAAAGAAATTCAAGTCCTGCACAGGACTGCCAATCTAAAGAGCCTGCACAGGTTCAAAACAACGAAGCTTCCTTTTGGAGTGAAGTTGACAATCTTTTAACAAAAAAATAATTATTTATAAACTATATGTCCGAAATGATACCACAAAAAGTGGCAGAACATTTGGCACAAATTCCAGCATTAATGGAAAGCCAAGCTGAGCTAACAAAATCAGTTTCTAAACTTGTTGAATTTCAAGTAAAAAACGCTGAAATTGCAAAATCAAAAGAAGAAATTGAAAAATCAATGGAAGAAAAAATGGAAGCAAAGGTTGCTAAGGTTGCTGAAATTCAAAAGTCTAACAATGAAAAATTGCAAGAACACGACTTGAGATTTCAAGAAATTGAGAAATCAAGCAGGACACAAGGCAAGATGAGTGGTGGAGAAAACACTTCAATTTTGGAAAAAGCAGAAGTAAAAGACGCTATTGCAAAATCAATTAGTGGTGAAAAAGCACAAATTGACTGCGATGTATTTAAATCTTTGGTTTCTTATAACAATACAAGTGTTGGTGCATTACAGCGTGAAATGAGAAATCTTGGTGAAATTGATATTAACCTGCAAACTTCCTCCCCTGTTGTGAACCTTGTAAATATAGTAACTGCCTCTTCTATTAAAGGTGTTGTATATGATACAATTGACATAAGTGTTCTACCACCGCAAGAAGTTCTTGAAGGTATGTCTGTTGAGCAAAAAAAAGATGTTATCAAAAGGGGACAAATTGATATTCAACCTGAAAAAGTTAAGGCTTGGAATTACATCACAGACACAGTTATACACGGCATTCGTGCAGGTGAATACCGTTCAAATCCAATTGACGCTGAATTGCGTGCATTAGATGTACAACTATCTAAACAAATTGCAAGGAAGATTTTAAATGGTAAAGTAGTATCTGGTAAAGGTATCCAAGGTATTTTACCAAAAGCACTAACTTTCCCAGCCAATCAAGTTGTTCCAACGCAAGTAGCGGATACATTGTCTTTGACAGATGTATCACTTCTTGTTTCACGCTTGAAAAGTGAGTATCTTCGTGGTGCGGTTTGTTTAATTGACAGACAAGCGTTGCAACAAATATACAACGAGCCTGCTTCTGATGGACACTTGAAAATTGAATACTTTGATTACACAAACGGTATTGCAAGAATTAGAACTGCTGATGGAACTTTCCCATTAATTGGTGTTCAAAGTTTCCCAGCGTCTGTGCCAGCGTCTCAACACGATGGTTTTGCAGGCTATAAATCTTTCCCAAGTGCGGCAGGTGATATTAACGAAGGTTATATCATTGATGGTACAAATACAGGTAAGGCTTATGCAGTATTTGCAAACTTCCGTGATGCTTATACGCTTACAAGAACAACAACAAGGGAAGTGGGGCTTGATGATAGCTTCAAAGACAGACTTGTTGATGGGCTCAATGTGTATGGTATGATTGACTACATTGGTGGTAACATCGTCCGTCAAGAAGGGATTGTAGTTGGTTACATATCTTAATAATTAATAACTTTTTTTATAATAAAATGACTAATACAGATTATTTTTACGGCACGAGAACAGTGGTTGCACTTTTGCCAGTTGCACTAAACTCCGCTACTGTTACAAACGGTTTACCAATTTCACTTGAAAAAGGTGTCTCTTACAAAATGTCTCTTGTTGTTTATTCAAGAACAAATGGAACGGCACAAATTCAAGATTTGCAAGTTGCAGATGACAACGCTTTTAGCGTTAATGTTTCAACATTTAGTGCAAGTTCAAATCCTGAGCAAGTGCTTGGAAATGACCGCTCTTCTACTGTTGACGCCTTCACTCAAACGCTTTTGAATGCAAATGGAATTAAAGCAATTCATTTCCGTTCATTGGGTGTAAATGGGCAAGCATTCGTTCGTCCAAGAATTGTTACTGTTGGCGGAACGGTTGCATTGTCTGCTTTCGTTATTGTTGAAAAACTTGAAACAGAAGCACCAATTAGCCCAGTACAAGCTTAGTTGATACGGCGTGGAATAAACCCCACGCCTTTAACTTTTTAAAAAATATATGATAGATATAAATTCAATAATTCACATTTCAAACCAAGCTTTTGAAATTGACAAACATATAGCGGTTTTATGTTTGCAAGATTATAAAAAACAAGCAGGGGCTTTTGAATTTAAAAAAGACAATATCTACTCAATAGAATTTGCAAAAAGTGTTGGAACGGTTATTAACCACTTCACTTTAACTTGCACAAAACAAAAAGATGCGTTCAAAATTATTGCAAATGCGGAAATTAAAACACCAATAATTACATTACAACAAATTCAAGAACTTGAAATTGAACCACAGGAGGAAATTCAAGAAACTCAATACCGTTTTGAAACAAGTGGATATAAACAAAAAGACGGTTCAGCATTCCGTAAAAACTCAATTTACACGGAAACTGAAATAAAAGAAGCAGGTCTTGATATTCAAGAATTATTTGACAAAGAAGCTATTACTTGGTTAAAATGAAATTCAGTTTTGGCAATGTAAAAAGATTAACTTACAACCAAACAAGCTACCCTATTACACTTGTCGATGTCAAGGAGTATTCAAAATGGTTTGAAGCAAGCCCAACAGATACAAGCCTTGATACTTGGATTGAAAACTTTGTGATACCAAAGGCAGTTGAACAGTTTGAAGCCGTTTCAGGTTATCTTATACTTGACCAAACATTTCAAGCATCAATACGAAGCCTACAAAGCCCTATATACGAGACATTTCAAGCGGAGTTAATACATTTGAACATAAGAAGTGTTAATGATGTTTTATACCACCCTTGTGACTGGAATAACACAGATGCAAAAACAGTACTTGATACTGAAAATTACTACTTTACCACAGAACAAAGCAACACACCATACATTTTTAACTTAAAAAGTTGCTACCTTTCTTTTTATGAAGTTCAAAACAATATTCAAACCTCTTATGCTGGTGGTTTTGAGGACAACGATTTTACAAATTTACCAATAGACATAATTGAAGCCTTAAAAATGTATTCAGCAGATATTGTTGATATAAGAAAAAATCTATGCGACTGTTCGGGTTTTCACGATGGTTGGATTTCGCAAACAATCAATAAATATTCAAGAATAAAAGATTTACTTTAATGTATGTGGAAACCCAAATGTTGTATTGGTTCACAAATTCCCGAAGACGGCTTGATTTTTGACAAACTTATTGGAATTTACACCGTAAGCGTTGAATTACCGAATACAATTGATGGCGTGCCTGAAAAAATTCATACACTGGTTTTAAGTGCGGAAGCAAATATTAAAACTAAAACAACAAGGAATTTTGACAACGGTGTAAATCTTGGTGATACGATAACCACTGTTTTTACAATAAGATGGCGTGCAACTTTTGATGATACAAAGTCATATTACATTAAATTCAAAAATAAGAATTTCAAGGTTAGAAATATTGAAAACATAAACGAAGAAGATAAGTATATCAAATTTACAACTGTTGAAAGGGGGGAAGATGATATTGAAGCAAATAAATTTTGACTTTCTAAAATAATAATATAAGTATATTTATAACTAAAAAAAATATATGTTAATAAAAGCTACTAGCAACACCATTGCCAACATTATACCTAAAAGAGATTTTATTGTAAAAATTACAAAATATAACAGTCTTTCATTAAATGCAAAATCGGAACATTCTTATAGTAATGTATATATACCAAATATTGTAGAAATAAAACCTACACAAATTGAAGAAAAAGAAATCACTTATGATACAATAGTATTTTTAACAACAGAGGGGCGTTCAGTTGTATGGAAATTTGATAGAAAAGAGCAAATGTTGGAAGTTGCGTATCAATTGGCAATACTATTAAATTTATGACTATTCAAAAAAAGATAACTGGCAAACGCCCCGATGTAAAAGAAATATTAGAACTTGCAAAGGCTGGTATGTCAAGAGGTATGCAACAAAGTGGACAACAGTTGACTGGTTATATTAAAAATGCAATGTTTAATGGCGTAAAAACTGGTGTTATATACCCAGTTACAAGTGGTTTGCGTAAGGGTCAAAATGTTAGAGCGTCAAGTCCAACGAGTGCAGAAAATAGAAGTAATACAGACTTTCCAGCAGTTAGAACTGGTGGTCTTGTAAAAACAATAAACTCAAAAACGCAAGGGTCAAGAAAGCTTGTTATAGGGGCAGGAAATAGCAATATTGATTACGCAAAAGACTTAGAAGAAACAAGGCACTTTTTAGAAAGAACAGCAAAAACAAATGAAAAAAGAGTTGAAACGAATGTTGAAAATCAAATCAATAGTGCGTTGAAATCAAAAGGTATTTTAGTGAGGAAAGTATGAAAACAGTTGACATTTCTAACCATTTAAGAGAGTGGTTTCCAAAAATAGCACAGTATTACTACCCAAGTTTATTAACATATTTTGCCAATACAATACCATTAAACTCCTTTACAGTAAATACAGGCTTGGTAACATTTATTACAACAAACCCACATGGCTTTATAAATGGTCAAGAAGTTATTATAACAAACGCCTTCAATGCAGTTCAAATAAACTCCTTAAAATATAATGGCAACGGTCTTGTAAAGGTGATAACAGATGAAATGCACTTTATAAACACGGCAACGGACAAATATGTAAAAATAGCAGGTTGCACACCTACTGAATATAACGGTTTGTTTGAAATATTCCAAGTTGTTGATGATTACACATTTTTTTATAAAATCAATACCGCACCAGCACTTGCAACGGTAAATGGTCAAATTTTAACGCAAGATACAGACAATGTCAACGGAGTTAAGAAAGTGAACGTTGTCAATGCAAACACATTTACATACCAATTAAAAACCACAAATACAATTATAGGGGGTACTCCAACGGTTATTGATTACAAAAAAACAAAAATTATTCCGTTTATTTCAATTGAAAGGTTGCGTAGGTATTTAAACGGCGACCAAAGCCTTGAAACTTCAATGTACGCAATTGTTAATTCTGTTGTTAATTCAAACAATGGTATAGAGTTCACAGATGCCCAGCAGGTAGAAAATTTAAGCAATGAGCAAGTTATACAACAAAAAACAGAGTTTTCAATTGTTGTTTCCTTTGAAATTGATAATAATACCAAACCTTATGCAGTAAAAGATTTAGCAATGAATGAATTTGCGTGGATTTTAGAAAAATCATTATGTAATGCAAAATTTTCAAGCGTTTATGCAAGTGGTAAAACTAATAGACTTGTTTTATCAAGCCACGATGGAGAATCCGATGAAAGTGGAAAAAGGTATATACATGTTTATAATTTTGTAGCGTTAGGATATGTAACATATCAAGACAAATTTACTCCATACGAAGGCGTGCCATTTAAAGAAATATCATTGACATTTGAAAATCAAAACAATGAATTATTGGCAAGTGTTACAGATGATATATAAAAACACTTGACAAGTGAAAAAACATAATTATTTTTAACTGTTAGTTAGTTACATATGCTTTTAAAAATCAATACACCATTTCTTGATTTGAATAAAAATAAATTTGAGGAAGGTCAAATCATAGAAATTAAAGACAATCAAGGAGTTCCACTTGACAAGTTTTGGCGTGCAAGGTTAAAAGACGCTATAAAAGACAACTGCGTTCATGCACTGTGTGTAAAAGAAAAGTGTGAATATTTTGCACAAACATTGCAATTTGATAAATTTTTTGAAAGTTCAAATATTTTTAGTGAGATGTTAGAAACAACTCTAAAAAATATCAAAGCAATGAATGAAAAAGATAGAAGTGATGATGATAAAAAAACATTGAAAAGTACTGAAGCTTTGTTAAAAGAACATAAAGAATTAATAGAAAATATTAAAAAACAACAAGAAGAAATTAATAAAAAAGACAAATGATAAATAAACCATTTCCAGCAACACGAGGCACAATCGTTCAGCAAGCACAAGTAGGCGGTCTTAATAATTTTGATGTTCTTGTTGTAGGGCAAAAAATAGGGGGAACGGCAACAGCTGGTGCATTAATAGAAAATATTATTAGTGAAAGTGAGGTTAATACATATTTTGGAAGAACTTCACATATTGCAAAGCTTTTGCGTGCAGTTTTAAAAGATTTTAATAAGTCTACTGTAAAGTCAAAACTAAGTGCAATTTCATTGGCAGACAATGGCATCACTAAGGCAACGGGAACTTTTACGATAACGGGCACAGCAACAGAGCAAGGCACATTGATTTTTTATGTAGATAGTAAAACAAATGGAAAGTTTGCAATTGATGTTTTAAGTGGTGAAACAGCAACCCAAGTAGGTGCAAAACTTCAAACTGCGGTTACAAACTACCTTAACAGAAATTATTCAGCTTCAAATACAACTGGAACGGTTACCATTACAGCATTAAACGCAGGAACGAACGGTAATACAATATTGCTTGATTTTGAAGGCAGTGTTGCAGGTTTAACAGTTGCAAAAAGTGCCGATTATTTAGCAAGCGGTGCAACAGACCCAGTTTTGACTGGCTTGTTTGATGTTATTGCTGACCAGTCATTTAAGTTTATTGTATATCCTGCAACTTATAATTATGAGTTTATTAGCGATTACACAAATGACAACTTCAATGTAACAAGGGGCTTAAAATACAGTACTGCAATTCAAACAAAGGTAGATACATATTCAAATCTTTCTGCATTATATGCACTTTACCCAACAGATAAGGCGGTTTTAAGAGGAAGACTGCACCCTGATTTCTTAGTTGAAAACCCTGATGTTATGTCGGCACAACTTGCATCAAAATTAAGTTTATTTTTAACACCAGACGCTGATGTTGACTTCGCACAAGATATTACAAAAGGTGCAATTAAAAATATTGGTTTGCCATACGCACAACTTGTTTTTAATGATATACAGCCACTTCCAACAGGCACTGGTTTTTCAAAAGAAGAAAATGAAGTTCTTGATGGTCTTGGAAGTTTTACTTTTTACAATAATGAAAGTAATACCGCAGTTCTTCTTGGTGAATTATTTACTGGCTCGGTAAAAGACGATTTAGGTATTGATAATGATACTTTCAAATACCAATCAACTGTTGACGGCGTTACATATTCAAGAAGGTTTATCTTGAAATCATTACAAAGCCAATTCCAAAGGTATAAATTAACCACTGGTGTTGCTGGTGATAGGCTTGCAAGTTATGGAACAATGAAATCTGCTATTATGCGACTTTATAAGCAGTTAGCACAGGAATATGGTATACTGATTGACGACAATAATTTATTCACAGATGTTGAAAATGTTATTGACCAAACGGCAGTAATTGATCTTGGTGCTGGTTCTTATGCAACAACATTAAGATTATATCTTGTTGGGCAAGTTAGATTTATCGATATAACATTTGTGGTAAAAATTTAATTAAAATAATATATGGCAGGTGGAAACATTGTAATTAAAAAAATCAATATTGGTGGCAAGGGTCTTTTCCCTGATTTAATTGATTGTAAAATAACTTATGGTAGCATAACATTTGATGTTTCGGGTAATGTAAATGGTACGGTCAATAGAACGCAAAATGTTGATGAGCATTATTCAAAAATAATGATAACCTTTAAACCTACTGCTCGTGCTGAAAAATATGCAAAAGAAGTCGCTGGTAGCCCAAACAATGGCTCTTTTACCGCATCTGTATTTGATGATAACGACCAGTCTTATGATTTCGTAAATTTTGGTGTTGATAACTTTGGTAGTGTTGAGTTTGGTAAAGACGACATTACTCTTGAATGTAGTGCTGACCCGCTTTTAAAAGTGTAATTAATAAAGTTTTATGCAAGAAGAAAAAAAGATTTTTCATTTTTCAAAACCAATTTCTTTTAGAGTTCAAAAAGAAAAAGAGTTTGAGGATATTGCAATTATCTCAATTGAGTTTGGCGACATTGATGTTGGAACGGTAAGAACTTATGTTAGAAAGGTTGTACAATATATCAAGAAAAGTCAATCTAAACTTCAACAAAACCACATAGAAACAATGGCTCGTGCACTTGGTAAGAATTTTGTAGAAGTACAGCAATCTTATAAGAATAGTGTAAAAACGGAGGAAGTAAAAAAAATAGAAACAACGCCTGCCGATTTGATTGATATACTTTACGATGCAGAACTTTTTGAAGAGTTTGAAAATGAAGTTGACAAGATACTTGTAAAAACTTCATCATTGAAAAGCGAAGACGGTATTACACACTCTACAAAACAAGAATTTTTGGCAACGCTTGGTGTTAAAACAAAAGATGAATTGATTTTAAGTTTTTTGGGTTTTTTCTCGGAACTTTACAAGTAAAATGTTTTGAGGAAGCCTATATAAGATTTTTAGAAATATATGATAGGCTTTTATTTTTCCAAACAAATTGTCAAGGCTATTTTGCAATTAAAGACTATGAAAATATGCCATACATTGAATTTTTAGAGTTTGAGCTTCCGTTGCTAAACCCAAGAATTGATAGCTTGATAGAGTATTCAAAAAAATTAGAAGCAGAAAGTAAAAAAAGAAAATAAAATGGCAAATCAAATAACATACGAATACCTTTTTACGCTGATTGATAAGATAAGCCCTACAATCAATAAAATGGCAGGGCAGATTGACAAAATGGAAAGGGCTTTTGTTCGCGGTCAAGAAAAAATGCAAGAATCAACGCAAAAAACCATTTCAAAAATGGATATGTTGATACAAAAGACAAAAAAAATGGGTGATAATATGAATAATGCTGGTAGTAATATGCGTTCATTTGGAACAAAAGGTTTGTTTGCTTCAATTCCAACTGGGTTATTTGCTAAAAGTGCATATCAAGATTTTGCAGAATTTGAGCAACTACAAACAAGAATGGCAGTTTCATTTCAAGAAAATTCTGATAAAATGACAAAATCTGGACAAGACTTTGCAATGAAAACTGCTCTAAGTACAGAACAGGTTTTTGGTTTAATGACTTCATTAAAACAATCAGTTGGAATGGGAACGGAAGAAATTATGCCTTTCATTGAAGATTATACAACCGCATTGTATGGTATGGGTGCAGGTAAGAACTTTGATGCCATTACAGAACAAATTAAACAAGGTCTTGGTAAGGGCAAATTTGAATTAGTGGATATTAAAGTAATAGAATCATGGGGCTTACCAATTAAAAAAATGATTGCTGAAACATTAGGAGTGACCACTGCGGATGTTATGAATATGATTTCAGAAAAAGGTGGTGCTGGTATAACACCAAAAATGTTACAAGACACTATGAAAAAGTTTGCACTTGACCCAAAATATGCTGATTCTATAACAAGATATGCACAATCATCAAGTGGTGCTATGGATAGATTGGGGGAAACATATAAGCAATTTAAGATTTCTTTTGGTGAAATGTTAGATACTGGCGGAGTTAGTAAGATGATTAATAATCTTGCTGATTTTTTTGCAAAACTCAAGGTAACGATTGATAATCTTTCACCACAGGCAAAAAAATTCTGGACTTATTTTACACTTCTTGTTATAACATTACCACCGATATTAATTACACTTGGTTTAATATCGTCTTTAATAGGAATTATGGCTACAGGAGTGGCTTTATTATTATCGCCTTGGGTTGCAATACCAATTCTTATTACTGCTGCTGGCGTAGCATTATATGCCTTTAGAAAACAAATATGGGATATGTTAATGATAACTGGAGAATTTATTTATAAATGGTCTGGGCTTGGTTTTATAATGGAAAACATAATAAAACCAATTTTTAACTGGGTTGGAGATAAAATACAATGGCTTTCGGATATGTTGACAAGTTTTATATCAAAATTTGAAGGTTTAACAAATATAGCAAGTAAAATTGGTGATTTTTTTACTGGTGGTCAAAGTTTAGAAACTACATTACAATTGCCACAAAGCAAAATAAATGACAGTCTACCGCAGGCATCCCCATTGCAACGACTTATGCAAACCCAAACAGTCAATAACAATACAACAACAAATTCACAAATAGGTATTGACTTAAATGTAAATGGTATTCCAAAGGGAAGTGAAGTAAAAACAAAAGCAAATAATATTCCAAATGGAATGAGTGTTGCAACTAATTATAACTTAGGATTTTAAATATGTCTATTAACACTGGCAACTTTCAGGAAGCAACTTATAAGGGTGTTTCACTGGGGCGTGTTATTACACAAACTGCACCACTTTTAAAAAAAATAAAAGTTCATGAGTTTCCAAATAGAGACCGTGCTTATGTAGAAGAGTTGGGTTTAAAAGGGCTTTCAATTTCAATTACTGGTGAGGTTTATGTTCCAAGAAATGACAATGCAATAAATGAATTAATAAAAATAACAACACAGGAGGGGGTTGGTGACTTAGTTATTGGAAGGCAAAAATACACAAAAATGATTTGTGAGGGTATAACGCCAGATGTCAACCTTATTTCAGAGGTTGGAAAATGGAATTATTCATTAACATTTTACCAAACAGAACCGACTATAACTTCAACAAACAATGATGTCAATAAAGGTTTTATTAGAAGGTTGAAAGACCGTGTTTTTACGCAAAATGTTCAAGCATTAATCAATAAAAAGGCAGAATTAACAAAAAAATACCCGAATATTGCAAAAAATATAACCGCAACAAAAGATGCGATGTTTATAATACCTAATATTGGTAATGAAATGTTAAGGCGTGCAAAAACAGTGCAAGGAAGTGCAACGGGGTTTAGCGACTTTACAAGCACACTTAATGTTTTTAATGTAAATGCGGGCATTCTTGCAGGCAGTCCATCTATTTTAGCTGATAGTTTAAACTCTTCTCTTTTTAGTCTTGAAACGGCTTTTGATGGGGCGTTAGAGTTGTTTGGTGTTTCAAGGGAAATGACTGCTTTTCAAGTTAGCAATGATGCGTATTATATAGACTCTACAACAAAAGAAATTATTGACACAAATAGGAATATCATAAATGATAATGTTAAAACAACCTCGCTTGCATTATGCTATTTTGCAAGTGTTAATATTGATTACCAAAGTGTTGATAACTTACAAGAAAATAGGGAATTTTTGGAGCAAACATTCCAAAGTCTTGACGCTGAAAGACTTGATGAGGATTTATATCAAACTCTTATAGAATTAAGAACGGTTGCCAATAAAACACTTGATTTAATTACATTGCAACTTCCAAAGATACAATCTTATAATATAACACAAAGACCACTTGCAAAATTTGTATATGGATTATATGGCAACCTTGACAATCTTGATTTGATAGATAACATTAACAATACAAAAGATGTTAGTTCTTTAAGTGGTGGAGTTTTAGCGTTGGTATGACGGACTTAGTTAAAATACTCGTAAATGGCACAGATATTGGCTTTAATACATTTGAAACTTTCCAACTTACTCAATCATTGTCAAGTTTTTATAACACTTGCACAGTTACAGGTGTTGTAAGGCAACTAATTATTGACGGTAAAAAAAGAGCGTTAGTTGAGGTTAATAATGAAAGTGAAGTACAAATTTACATAAATGATATTTTGCAATTGACGGGGTATATATGGAGTGCAACCGTAACTGAAACCAGTGATGGTATATCCTATTCTTTAGATATTGCAAGTAAAACAAAGGACTTGGAAGAAAGTAATGGACTGCCAAAAACATATAAACAAAGAACGCTTGAAAGCCTTGTTAGGGCGGTTTTAGATGGCAATGGTTTTACAGATATTAAGATTGACAATCAAATTGGCAACATTCCAATTACAACAAAGGAAGATATTGTTTTTGAGGTTGGAGAGACTATTTTAAATTTTATTGGAAGATACGCTTCTCAAACTCAAACAACTATTATTACAAATGCAAAAGGCAACCTTGTATTTTTAAATGAATCAAATGAAAGCTCGGGCGTTGAACTTTATTCAATTGCAAATGGCAACACTATTTTAAATAATGTTAAAAATTCAACATTTTCAACAATAAGGCGTGCAAAAAAGATAAAATTATTTGCCGAAAGTGATGTGAATGATTTCACAAAAAATAGTGTTTTGCAAACTGGCGAAGCTATTGACGAGCTTTTAAGTAATAATATTCAACTCATACAACAGGCAACAACACAATCAAATAATGCAACTTTAAATGATATTGCAAAATATATAATGAATAGGAAGCGTGCCGAAAGTGGTAAAATACCTATTACAGTAGAAGGCTTTAGAAGAAAACGAGATGATAAAATGCCGTGGGGTATAAATACATTAGTGCGTTATCAAAATGAATTGCAAAAAATTGATAGTGAGTTTTTAATTACCGAGGTTGTTTTCCGCAAAGACGAAGGAGGCGGAACTATTACCGACCTTGTTTTGTGTAATAGAGGAACTTTCACAAAAGATATTGCAAGTGCAACAAAAAGAATTGCAAAAAGCCAACAAATTGACAAGATTTATATTTAATTTCTTTCAATATCAATTCTTATATGTCTTAAATACACTGGGTTCCCACCATCAGCAGAGCTTTTATTTGATTTAATTATATCCATATAAAAACCATTACCTGCCGACACAAAAGGGTCAGTTTCACCTTTAATATTAGTTGAATATAAAAATGTATATGGTATATTACTTGTTGCATTAATGTCCGACAGTACAATTGGTATTTGGGATATTATTTTTCTATCTTGTGCATTAAAATTATATCGTAATAGCCTTATATATAGATATATTGCGTTACCATTAAATCCATTTTGCGTTGTAATCATAAATTCAGGTATTCTTATTCTAAAAAATAATTTTTTGTTAGAACCTTGATTAAAAGTGTTTAATGGACTTGGTGCAAGCCATTTCTTATCTGCATCATTAAACCATTTTCCATTTCCATTTAATAAAGCGTTTGCAGTATCTTTAAATTCAAAACCTGCATAATCCACTAAATCTGTGTTGTCTTCGTTCACTGATAACATAGTGCCTAAAAGGTTAAGACCTGATACAAAAACCCCCGTGCCGTCCAAAGTTTCATCGCCTGTTGGTATTAATTGTGGTGCAGCAATTGGTAGCCAAGTTGCACTATCGCCAAAGTCTGTTTCTTGAACACCATTATATGATTTATTTACTATTGAAAATGAAGCTTGTCTAACATCATTTGCAATATTTTCAGCAGTTATTGCTTTTGTGTTATCTTTGTTAAAATATTCTGTTTGTGTTGCAATTTCAATAATGCCTCGTGTTGTTTCACTTGATATTGGTAGCGAACCTATTGCATAATACAAATCATCAAGGTTAGATGGCGTTGGCACTCCATTAACATATCTTAAAACGGTATCATTTGCACCCGCTAGCACTCTAATTGGTGTTTGATTATCTGCATCAAGTGTAGTCAAGTCTCCCTTTTGTGTCATTATACCCTTCCATGCTTTTTTTAATGTTAATCTACGAGAAGAGCCATCTGCTTTTCTTAAATATCCCACTTCATCGGTGAATGACGGATTGTTTTCATAGCCAAAACTTGAAGCTTGAATCCCTTTTACTTTTAGAGCATCATACCAAGTACCGCCGCCTGCTGCACTCCAAAAATATATTGTTTGTGCGGTATCAACGCCGACTATTGCATTATCACCGACCGTTGCCGTTGGGTGTGCCGTTGTTAAATCATTTAAAGTTGCAAAATAACCTAAATCTGCCATTTTTTTTATATGTAGTTAATGTTTTTTAAATGAAAATAACAAAATGTCAATTAAATTTTGACTTTAACCTGACCTGCATTCATTATTTGAACTGGGTATGTGCCAGCACTACTACCACTCGGAATAACAACTTGCATTTGTGCATTTTGATTTAATGCAAAACTCACTGCGTCTGCTATATTAACCATAATTCCATTAATATTAACCATTGCACTACTATTAATATTTGTAGTTTGATTTTCAATATTACAAACTTCACTATTAAGATTTATTTCATTACTTCCATTTATTGCAATATTTTCACCGTTCATTGAAATCGTTTTACCATTTATTGATATTTGTTGATTTTCACCAGTTGCTTGAACTTCAATGTCTCCATTAACTTTGTATGTTATTTTGCAACCTGAATATATATTTCCTTGAACAAAGTCTCCATTTTCACCAAACTCTAAATTTACTTCTTGTTCTAAAATATCAAATGGAATACAAAAAGCGTTTGATTTACTTCCGTTAATCTTAAAAACATAACATAATGAACTATCTTTTATTAATGGAATAAACGCACTTCCAATTATTTGATGCAATTTAACATTAAAAGGCTCTGTGCTTTCGGAGGTTTGAACTTGAACTGTTCGTTTATCGTTGTTGACTTTTAAAATACTACCTTTTACTATACTATACATTTAGGAAAATAACATATATATTGTATGTATGGCAGACATTAATTTAATTCAAGCAAATTCTGTTTTTGCTTGGAATTGGAAAAATGGAGATTTTGAATTAACACAAAGTTTAGAACCTGCCGTTTGTATGTCTATTTTTTGTAAAAAAAGAGCGGAAGCAGGGCTTGTTGAAAACCCATTTTATAGAGAGGGCGACCCTGTTAATGAATTTTACCAAAATTACGAAGTTGGTTCTTTGTTTTGGTATTACTCAAAACAGAAAAATACACCACAAAATGCCCAAGCTATGGAAAATGCTATTTTAGAAGGCTTGCAATGGTTAATTGATGATAATTTAGCAAGTGATATTCAAGTTGAAACAAGCCGTGAGCAAAATAAACTCAATATAAATATTCAATTGACAAACACACAAACTGGAATTAAAGAAAATTATGATTTTTTCAATATAGTGTAATATGGCTATACCAATTGACACGCTGGTACAAACGCAACGGAAAATGTCAACCGCACTTGTACAAAGTGTGAATACTGGGCAAACGGACATTACAAAGAAAATAGACCCTACAAAAAAAAATAGCTATATTAAGGGTTTGGTTGATTCACTTTCCTTTGGAATGAATGATAACAATAGAAATTTGCAAAAAGTTGAGGACGGGTTAGTTGAATTATTTTTAGAAAAAATAACACTTGGATTAACAAAAAATGATGCAGAGCTTGCAAGTGGAAATGTTACATTTACTGGAACTGTTGGCGGAACGATTCCAGTAGGCACTACATTAAACAACATTGATGGGCTTGAATATACAACGCAAGCGGAAGGCATTATTGCAACGCAAAATATTTCAATTATTTCAATTAATAGAGTTGGCGATACCGCTACTGTTGAAACGGCAACGGAACACAACTTGACAAATAGCGTTTTAGCAAGTATTACAGGGGCAGGACAAACGGAATATAATATTATAAATCAAACTATATCAATTACAAGTCCCACTACTTTTACATTTGAAGTTAGTGGAAGCCCTTTAACACCTGCAACAGGCACTTTATTCTTGAATTATAATGGCGTTACGGTTGGTATTATTTCAAGTGAGGTTGGAAGTGATAAAAACTTAAATAATGATAGTATTTTAGGCTTAACAAGTCCAATCATTAATGTAGACGATGAGGTTTATGCTGTTTTTGATGGTATTACTGGTGGGCTTGATGAGGAAAGTGATGATGATTTTATTAATAGAAAATTAGAATATTTCAATAATCCTTCAACTGGCTTTAATGTTGGTGGAATTAAAGCATTTTTAAAAGATGAAAAATTAAGTGGGATTTCTGGCATTACAAGAGTTTATGTAAAAGAAACAACGCCGTCCGCTGGGTTTGTTACAATTTATTTTTTAAGAGATGGGGACACGGATAATATACCAACATCACAACAAGTTATTGACACTAAAAACGCATTAATTGACCCTGATACTGGTATAAAACCTGCCGAACTTCCATCAAGCAATGTCATAGTGCTTGCACCAACGCCAAGAGTTATAAATTTTCAATTTACTGAATTGACGCCAAACACTGCAATTATGCAAGAAGCTATTACAAATAACTTGAAAGCTTTTTTTAGAAATGATGCTGAGTTTGAAACTAATATTAGTAGAAGCAATTATGAAATACCAATTTCAACCTCAACAGATATTCAATCCAATACCGTTCAATCATTTAGATTAGCCTTTCCTGCAACAAATATTCAAATAAATAATGGTGAGATGCCAGTGCTTGGAACTATTACATTCCCATAATGCCTACAAAATTGAAAATAATAACAAAACAAGAGCAGGTAAATATTTTAGCACAATATTTGCGTGATGATATATTGCATTCAGGAAAAAATATTGACGGACACCCATTAAGGCAAATTTTACAAGCATTAGCAACTTTATTTTTAGATTTTAGAAATAATTTGATATTGCTTGAAACGGAAATGGATATTAACAAGGCAAATGCTTTGTTAGATTTTTATGAAACCCTTGTTGGAATACCAGATGATTGTTTGCCTATTGAGGATACAATTGAATTAAGAAGAAGAAATATTTTACTCAAATTTGCGTGGTTGCAAGGAAACTTTAAAAAACAAGTTGAATATATTTTAAATTTATTTGAAATTATAGATTTTGAAATTCAAAGTAATTCGGAGCAGGCTACACTTGGGAATGCTATTTTAGGAATAATTCTTTTGAGTAGTGAAGTCATTAATTATACAATGATTATTACACTGCCATTTTATTTAAAAGGCGACACGCTTGGCACTGCTATTTTAGGACAAACAACACTTGGGAATGCAACGCTTGAAACTATTAAATGTTTGATTAATAAATTAAAACCTGCTCATGTTCAAATATTATATCAATTTTTTAATGATAATGAATACCAATATGTAATAACAAATGATGATGGGTATTCAATATTAACAGACAATGGTTTTGCGATTTTTACTTGACTTTATAAAAGAGTAAATTATTTCTTATATGGACTTGGCAACAAGTCCGCCTGTTTTTCAATACAGGTTAAAAAATTGAATGGCGGATTTGATATTGTATAAGTCTTTATATAACAAATATAAAGAAAAATGGCTAATAAATATCCACTTCCTAACGGCACTACTCTTACAACGGATAATTTCAATGATGCACCAAAAACACTTGAATTAATGATGCAATCTGTTAATAATGGTATTTCATCAACTACAGATTACGAGCAAAACGCAAGCCTTTTAACAACATACATTAACGCAGCAGATTTTTTTGAAGACACTGGAATTGTAAATGCTTATAATTTAATAGCAGATAGTGGGCGTTATGAAGTTTATGAAAATATCAACGGCGGATTAATTCGCTTCCGTCCATTAAATGCAAATACAGGTGCTTCAACAATTTCAGTCAGCGGACAAACTGCCGTAAATTTACTAACAGAGGGCGGAACTCCATTAACTGGTGGCGAACTTTCACCGAATAAAGATGCTTATGTTAGATATAACGGCACGGCTTATTTGCTTTTAAATAATGCTTCAAATCAAATAACGGTTCAAGATTTTGGAGCGGTAGGCGATGGCGTAACAGATGACACAACGGCAATTAATAATGCTATTGCTTTTAATAAAAATGTTGATTTTGGAGTAAGTAAAAGTTATGTATACAACGGAATACCGCCTTTTGATGGTCATCATATACAAGCAGTTGATTGTGAAATTATAGTAACTGCTGGTTCTTATAACTATACCACTGAAAGATATGTTAAGGGTTGTAGTGGTAACGCATTAAAATTTATTTTTACAAGTGGAACTTCATATAGTGCAACAGGTTCTTCTTATACTGGAAGTGCAAAAAATTATGCAGTTACTTTTAGTGGTATTTCAAGCACTACAGGTTTAGCAATTAACGATTTTGTATTAATAAGAACGCTTGTGCCTTCTACAACAAATGTAGTATGGGTAACAGGTTGTTGGAAAGTGACTAATGTTACCGCAAGTACAATAACAGTAAATAATACATATCACGGTGCAACCCCACCAAGTTTAGCGTCAATAACCGGTGTAACTATTAAAAAATTACCTACAAAAATTCAATGGACTGGAGATAATGGCTTTTCATTTCATAATGGAGCATTTTTTGATTTTTCAGGCGGTGCAGTATTTATTGGAGACTGGGATGTATTAGCAGGCACTGGAACACAAGGAGCACACGGTATAGTTATTAATGCACCAAGAATTATTGGTGGTGCAAGTTCAAATACAACTGCTATGGGTGGTGGTGGAGTTGGAACAAACGCTGATATATGTCTTTATGGTTGGGGTGAACAAGGTTTTGCAATGGAAGGTTCTGCTTTTGCTTCAATGAACTTTATTATTTCTTGTGCGAACAGAAAAAGAGGTATTTATACCTCAGGTTCAAGTAATATGCGTGCAAAATTTTCAATTACAAATGGCAATGGGGAGGACGGTTGTATTGGAGATGAGTGTAGTAATTCTGCTTTTTCACTTGGTTATTCTTGTGGCAATGGGTTAAATGGCTACTGGTCAACAAGTTTATCAATGTTGAATGTAGCTTCAAGTATTGCAGTTGGAAATTTAACAAATGGGTACGAAGGAAGAGGTACAACAAGAATGTTATGTGATAGTACAAAATCTTTTAATAATGGTGCAAATGGTTATTCTGCCACCGATGGTGCAAACCTTGATGCTGATAGTGTAATAGCAGATGGCAATATTAGTCATGGCTTTTATCAATTTAATGGTGCGACTATTGATGCAAATAATGCAAGTTCAATAAACAATGGTGGCTGGGGTGTAAATGGAGAATTTGCAAATATCAATTTTTCAGGAAGTGGAACTTTCACAGGAAATAGCTTGGGTGATTTCAACCCACAAATGCAAGGTATCTTAGGTTATAAAAATAGTGGTAGATACCCTTTTATTCATCAAGAGCTAAAAACAACAGATGGTGGGCTTTTAAGAGTTGTAGGTAGTGCAGGTCTTGCAACAACTTTTTCCAATTCAAGTATTGGAGACTTGTCAATAGCGGTTGCAAGCGGTGGTGGAATACAAATAAGAAATGGTAACGTAGTACGTCCAATTGTAGACAATACAACTGCACTTGGAGAGGCTGCACGCAGATATACTACTGTTTTTGCAACAACTGGTGCAATCAACACTTCAGATGAAAATGCAAAACAAGATATAAGAGGTTTTACCCCTACTGAAATCACAGTTGCACAAACACTAAAAACAATGGGTTGTATGTTTAAATTTAAAGACGCAGTTAAAAGTAAGGGTAAGAGTGCAAGATTACACGCAGGTTTTATTGCACAACAAGTAGCACAGGTTTTTATTGATAATGGTTTAACCCCTGAAAGTTACGGTTTGTTTTGTAAAGATTTAAAAGAAGATAAAAAAACTTATATTTATGGTCTTCGTTACGAAGAGCTTTTAACATTTATAATATGTGCAAGTTAATTTAATAATATATGGCATATCAAAAAATAATATTAACTCAAAATGGTCAATATATTGCATTTCGTTCAGATTCACATAAAACAGATATTTTATCTTGTAATATTGCAGGAACATTTGCAAATGGTGCTTCATTAATTGAAACAACAGCATTAACAACTATAGGCGGAGATATTGGGAGGCAAGTCCCATTAAGAGACGGAAACGGAACACAAATTGAAATATCGCAAGCGGGGCAATATTCTCGCAGTGCAAGTTTAAAAGACCGTTGGTATATTCTAACAGTGCAAAATTCTACAGGCTCAACAAATATCGAGTTTGATGTTAGTGGAATTAAAATAAAATATAGCGCAACAAGTGTTCAAAATCTATAATGAGTGAGATAATAAATGAAATGTTTGGTGGACAAGGTTCGGGTAGCGGTGGTGCCATTCTACAATGGGACCCAGTGCTTGAGCCAAACAAAGTTGTGTCTGGTAAAAGAGGTGGCGGAACTTATGTTATTGTAAACAATTCTACAATTACAAATATAGATAATGTACCAGCAGGTACTACAAAAAATACAATTATTTACTTTAATGAAGATATAGAAAAATGGGAGATTTGTTCCGCAAGTGATAACCAGCAAGTTTATAAAGGAACATTCGCAACGCCTGCAATACTAGAAAGCACATACCCTGCTGCAAGTCAAAATATTGGTTCTACGGCAGATGTATTAAGTACTGGAACAAAATGGTTTGTAAATACTTCTAATGTTTGGGTTGATAGCGGAGGTAGTGGTGATTTATCATCATTAAAAATTGCTAACTTTTTAAGTGAGTTTAACACACCAACTGCAAAATCTACAGCTGCACAAAATATTGATGTATACCAAAAAGCCGCTACCGATACATTATTGGACACAAAAATTACTAAAATTAGCAATCCAGTTGCAAATCAAATACCATTAATGGACGCAAATGGCAGTTTATTTAAATCCAACAAGTCATTAGGTGATTTTGAGCCTGTAATAACAACAAAAAATACTGCATTTAATAAAAATTATGGCACAGATGAAAGTAAATTAAAACAAAATGGCGTTGCTGCGGTTGGTACAGAAGATAGTCTTGCTAGACTAGACCATATTCACCCCTCCGATACCGCTAAAGCAGATTTAACTTATGTAAATACGCAACTTGCATTAAAACCAAATACAACAGATGTCAATACAGCCTTAAATTTAAAATTAGATAAAACTAGTGTAGTTAATACTTTAACAAGCACATCAACAACGGATACTTTAGCCGCTGCTCAAGGTAAGGTTTTACAAGATACCAAGTTAGATAAAACAAGTGTTAAAGATACTTTAACAAGCACTTCTACAACTGATGCGTTGGCAACTTCTGCTGGTAAGCAATTAAAAGATTTAGTTGATACAAAAGCTAATAGCTCAGATATTACAACTTTAGCACAACAAGCTGTTATTAATAATGGTGTTGCAAGTACTACACAAACTTACTCATCGTCAACTATTGAAGACAGACTTGCAAATTTACCGCAAGGAGGTGGCAGCGGAATATCTTATTATTTGGGTAACACTGCAAGTGATATATCAACATACAATGTATTGGAGACATCGCCTTTTGCAACGACAGGTACATTTACGGCAACCGCAAACAATAACCAAGTTTTACTAAAATCATTTGCAACAGCTGCTCTTAACAGAACAATTGTTAATAGTGGGTTTTGGGAGTTTAACTTTTCTTGTAGCATCAATACCAGTCCTACTAGTGGCAAGGTAAGTAATTTATTTATTGAGCTATACACAAGAGATGGTCTTACCGAAACTCTAATAAGCTCGGTTACAACAGAATCCATTACAAGTTTATCTAAAATAGAGGTTAATGCAGTATTAACACAGCAACAACTTAACATTACTTCTACAACGAGATTAGTTGTGAAAGTTTATGCCAAAACAACAGAGGTAGGTAATGTATTATTTACATTATTTTACGGCGAAATAGACTCACATATTCATACACCTTTTAAACTTACAAAAGCAGACATAGGTTTATCTAATGTTGAAAATGTTGATACTACAAAAGCAAGTAATGTTATTATTGATGGCACATTTACTCCAACAAATTCAGCGATTGTAGCAAATGATACAGTAAAAGTTGGTTTACAAAAAACTGAAGGTCGAATTGATAATCTTTCAATTACAAAGCAAAACAATATTAGTGTTACCGATACCACTACCATCGACCTTACCTTTTCTAACTCTAACTTGGAAGGTAGTGTAAAAGATGGTTCAATAGATGCTACAAAATTGGCAAATAATGCGGTAACAACAAATAAGATTTTAGATAATAATGTTACCGACCAAAAAATTGCAACAGGCGTTAATAGTGCAAAAATACAGCAAACAACTTTCACAGATAACACAAATACTCTTGTTAATGGCGACACTCTTGATGTAGCATTAAACAAAATACAATACCAAGCAAAAGATGCTATACATAAAAATACAACAAATGAAATTAACAATTTGACAAACAAGGCTACATTAATTGATACAGATATTGTTCTTGGTGAGAATAGTGCAAACTTATTTAGCAAAATAAAGTTTACAATGTCATCGGTTGCAAGTTATATTTTGTCAAAAGATAAGAATGTTAAAAATTGGTATGTTCATAATACTAATGGAAACGATAGTAATAATGGCTATTCTCCAAATAATGCTTTTTTAACTTTAGATAAAGCAACTACATTACTTGGTAATACTGGAGAGGCTCTTATTTGGCTTGTAGGACAATTTTCCACCAATGTAACATTTAACCAATTAAATGTTGATATTAAGGGAGACAATTCAAACAAAGGTGCTGCAACTGGAACAAGCGGAGCGGTAACATCCTCCAATGCAAGCTCCTCTCAAAGATATAGTAATTTAGTTTTTGGTGCATTTACTAAAACTGGTGCAGGGCAGGCTTATTTAGAAAATGTTAATATTACTGGAACATTAAATGATACTTCAGCTGGTTATTTAAAATATAAAAATGGAAATATTGGGAATTTGTCTATTACTGGAACTGGAATTAAAGTATTTGAAGATTTTGAATTAAATGGGACTATAGCTATCAATAATGCTTTAGTAAGCGTGTCTTTTAATGGCGTAGGTAGAGCTATGACTTTATCTTCAACTAGTGCAATTTCTTTAACGGCAGGAACATTAGCTATACGCAATATGATTATTTATTGCCCTGCTAATACAGTCTTTGGTGCTTCTGGTGTCAACTTCCTATTTGATAATGTGCAATTTATTAACCCAGCTACTGGTTTGGCACAGGTTATAACAATCCCAGCTGGAGTTAATTATTCTTTACAAAATTGCGAATACGACCCCACATCTACTATTAACGGAACTGACATATCTAGCACAAGAATTAAAAGATTTGCAAATGTTTTTGCAAAAATTGCAGATATTACAAGTGCAACTATACAAACTTTAAATGTAAAAGATAAAACAATTTTATTAAACTCTTCAAACTCTACCGATGCAAGTGCAGACGCAGGAGGTTTAATCGTTAAGGGTGCAACAAATAAAAGTATACTTTTTACTAATACAGCAGGTGCAAATCCTAGTAACTTTTCAAGTAGTGAAAACATCAATGTTGTTAGCGGAAAAAATTATTATATCAACAATGTTTTATATGCAGAAGCGACAAAAACATTAAAAAACACAACAATCAATATAAGCGATAGCAACACAATATCTGAAATATCTGACGCAAATATTGCAGCAAATGCTGGTATTAATGCAAATAAGATTGGTAGTGGAAATGTTGATAATACTAAGTTTAGCTATCTTGCCAATGTTACTAGCGATATACAAACTCAATTAAATGACAAACAAACTTCAAGTGCAACACTTACAACGCTCGCTAGTACTGCAAATCCTGAAACTTTAGTAAAATTTGGTGCAGTAGCATTAACACCTGCAGACAATGGTAAATTTCCACAAGTGAATGCAAGTGGTAATATTGAGTATGTAACATTATCACCTTCGTCTGGCGGTAATGTTAATGCAACAAATATAAGTGGTGCAACAGGTAAAGCACTAATATCACTTAACGACACATTGACGTCTGTTGGACTTATAACTACTGCAGCACAAAAACAGAGTTTTGCAAAAAGTAGTAGCAGTATAGCAATTCTTACAACGACTGAAGTTAGTTCTTTAAGCTGGACTACAGATGACATTATTTACAATAAAACTGAATCCAAATTCTTAAAATATACTGCAAGTGCAACTTGGGTTGATGCTAATGCCTCAATAGGTGAATATCGAAAATTTGCAAATACTACGGAAAGTTTTGGTTGGTTAAAATGTATCGGTCAGGATATATCAAGAACAACTTATACTAAATTATTTATTGCAATAGGCACTTCTTTTGGAATTGGAGATGGCTCAACTACATTTACTTTGCCAGATTTTAGAAGCAGTGTTTTTGGAGATGTCGGACTGAAAATAAATAATTACACCTTTGCACCTGCTAATGTTGATATAGCAACAGATATCATAACTATAGCAGGAATAAATAATGTTTATACCGGAACGCCTATTGTATTTACTTCAACTGGCACTGTGCCAACAGGCTTAACAGCAGGCACTACATATTATGCTATAAAAGTTTCCGCTACAACTATTAGAGTAGCGAGCAGTTTGGCCAATGCTAATGCTGGGTCAGATATTAATCTAACAACCACAGGCACTGGTGTTATCACCGCAACAGTGACATTAACAAACAGAACTTTAGGTATAAATGTCGGTCAAGAAGATCACTTGTTAACAGAAAATGAAATGCCATCTCATAACCACTCTTATACAAGATATTCTACTTTGCTAGATGTAAATATTAACGGAAATGCAACAAATATGCTTAGAAGTACATCAATTCAAGATACTGGATCAGCTGGTGGCACTATGGTGCATAACATTATGCAACCGACACTTTTTGGCGGTTCAACATTCATTTTTACTGGTGTATAAACAAATTAACATAAAAAATTATATATGAAAATTGCAGATTTTGAAATAACTAATGACAAAAAAGTTTTTAAAGCAATCATTGACGCACCAAAAATTGGAGAAGAGTATTTTACAATAGCAAACAGCACAAAAATATTGCCAACAGTATTGCCAAACAATAATCAATATTTAGTTTTAGAAAACGAAGAGTGGGTTTTATTTGAAAAAGAGATAAATGATATTTTTTATAAAAAAGACAATTGCGAATTGGTTAATACAGTTTTTCAAAAAGACATTGATTTATATACTAAAATTCCACCGCTAAAAGCTTTTAATGGCACTATTCAAAAATTCAATAACAAATTACAAGCTTGGGAATATGTGGAAAAAGGTGAAATTTTACTTGAAAAAGAACGCATTGAAGCTTTGGAAATTGCAAAAAAAGAACGTTTAACGCAACTTCAAAACGATTATAACGCCTCAAAAGTTATTGTTATTCAAAATGGAGAAACAATAACAATAAAACACGATACAAATGAGCGTGAACACTTTTGGAAAAATATTGAGCTTGTGAGTAACGAAACAACTCAAAATCATGCCGTATTAACATATCGTCAAAATGATATTGAAAATAATTGTCAATATAGAATATCCCTAGTTCCTTTTGTATGGCAATATTTATTTAATGATTTGTTTTTATTTAAGAGGTCAAGCGGATTTAAAGAATCAATAAGAAGCAAAAATGAAGGCGAGTACACTTTTGCTAAATTTAGAATTACAAACTCACAAACAATTGAGGGATTAAACGCCGTTTCTTATAACTTTATTAATCCACAAGGATTAATAATTGATATAAGTGCAAAGGCAACTCAAATGCTTGACGATATTAATGTTAGTCAAGAAATCAAAGATTTAATAAGAGATAGAACACAAAACGGAGAAATTCATTTAATAGAAAAATTTATATGAATAAAAGATAATATGCAACCTATTAAAGAAAAATTTCCAAAATATGCACTTTTATATTGGTCAAGTGTATATTCAGAAGGTAACTCAAAAACATTATATTTATTTCGTTTAATTACACAAATTTTTACCAAATCAAATCTTGAGCATTGTGCAGTTTGTCAAGTAATTCCACAAGATATAAAAACACAAATGGTAAGAGATAATCACGCTTATACAGAGATAAAACAAAATAATTTTTATGTTTTTGAATCAAATAAAAATTATGGCAACATTGTTGAAAAATTGGAAAAAAGATTAAATGGTTTATTTGATAAAAAAACAAAATGGAGTGGAACTGTTTTTATTCAGCCTATTGAAAACATTAAATTACTTACAGCAGCAAAAGACAATATCAATAATCTTAAAAAACCATATACAATAGGTAGTGCTATTTTTTGTGCGTTTGATGAAACAAAAATCGGAAAATGGTTTTATAAAAAATTCAATATAAAGACAAAGGTAAGTACATATAATCATTGTTCTGCTTCAAATTTTATCAATATCCAAAAAGCTATGGAGCAAAAAATAGACCGTGAGCTTGCTATACAAACAAGTCCAGAAGAATTATGCAATTATTTAATTAAAAATTATAATGCAGATGCACCAAAACCATTATTAAAAATAGAGAATGGCTCTTGTTTATGGTATGATAAGGAATGTTTATGGTATGATAAGGAATTATTAACAAATCAATGATTTTTCTTTTACCACTTCTTACAATCTTTTCAAGTTTTGCGTTTAATCAAGAAGAACTTGGAAACCGTTTTCACTTGGGTGTTGGTTTTGATTTATTTGAAACCCAATATAAAGAACAAAGATATAAATTTCAAAAATACCAAGGATTACATAACCCTGTTGACCATACTATTTCAAGGGTTGCTTGGAATGCTTCATATCGTATAACAAAAGACAAACCATTTTACATTGGTTTAAGAACGAATAGGGGTATAAACTTTCCTATTCAACAACAAGTTTATGATACTGTTGCAAAACAAAATGTTAGAATTGATATAAAATCGGAAGTAGACAGTTTATATCTTGCAACCGCAGTGCATAAAAGAGTTTTACCATTTATTATTGCTTCAAGACTTCAAAGCAAGTCAACAGTATATTATAATAGTGGCTTAAACTTTACTACGAGAGGTTTAACTGCAATGTACGGGTTTGGATTGGCAACTCCGCTTGGGAATAAGGGAACAATTTCTTTTACATATTATTTACCTAATAAAGAGTTTAATACAAAAAGAATGTTTGGAATAAGTGTTAATTATTTTTTGATATAATGGAATCTATAAAAAAATTTATTAAAAATATTACATATAGTGTATTACAAAAAATTGTAATATCTTTGCTAACAATGGCGTTTTTTTCAATTCTTACATTGTGGAATTATATTCAGCAAAAAGAACTTTATAATCAACAAAAAGAAATTTATACATTAAAATCTACTTTTAGTGCAGAACGCAAAGATTTGGTGGTAAATCTTATTATTAACAATAATGATTTACATAAAGCATTATTAAGCAAATTAAAAGAACATTGTAACGATGGTGTTTATTTAAGTTATTTTTCTTCAGATGAACGCAAGGGTACTTGGATTGCATTAGTGTCAAATCATCAAATGTTAACAGAACAAGCTAGATTTCTTGCGACACATTTAGATACAATTACAAAAGACCCTGTGCAATTAGAAGCATTGCATAATATAAGTAATATTGCATTTTTAGCGGAAAATATTATTAAAAGACAAGATTTTAACCCAATATATACGCAAACTTATAATTTTTCTCTTGGTGGAATAGACCCAACATCGCAAAGTTATTTTTATACCTTACCTCATTTTCAACCAAAAATTATTACAAAAGAAGAAATTGAAACTTATAATTTTTTAAGATATATTTTTGGTAATGTTATGCTTGGAAAATATAATATTACTTCAGATGTACAAGTGTATATTTATTCACTTTATGAACCAAAAGTAAATAGGATTCGTTTTATCACATTATTTTTTACAAATACAAAAAATAATTGCATTGAAAAAGAAAAAATGGAAAAAGTATTTAATGATACTTACAAGATTTTAAATGAATATAATGTTTGAAACTTTTTATAAATAGTATGAATATAATTGAACTTTTAACAACTGGCGTTGGTGGCTTTGGTTTGGGAATTTTAAAAAATATTTTATCAAAAAGTTTTGATACTGTTAAAGATATTTGTATTGCACGAAGTAATAATGTAAGCGAGGAAAAAATTAAAAATGCAGAATTGGAAACGCAAAAAATAATATCTTCAGCAACAAATGCTAATCTTTTAATCGAATTAGAAAAAGAAAAAATTCAATTAAGAATTGAAGAGCAAAATTCTAAAAATGAATATCTTAAACTTTTACAACAAAATGATACATTTTATGAAAACGATTATAATTCAAAGGCAATAAATGCAGTAAATTTTTTTCGTGGTGCAACTAGACCACTTCTCACATTTATTGGTTTTATCATTTATTTAATTATTAAACTTAGTTGTGTTTGTGCAATTGCTTTTAAAAATGTAAACCCTGAAACCATTAATATGGTTAATGCTGTTTTACACGATTTTGAAACAATTATTTTTATTATGATTGGTTATTGGTTCGCTGTAAAAAGTGATGAAGCACAAAGCTATTCGCAAATTATTCAAAAAAAAAAGACTTGACAAATGAAAAAGAACAAAATAATAATCAAGCGTTAGTTATCAAAGCAACGGCAGGGCAGGAAAATGAAAAAGTCCCAGTCAATAGCGTTCCTATTGATAAAACCCCTGCCGATGTGGGCTTTCAAAAACCTCAAAGAAAAATCTCAAAAGTATTTATTCACTGCTCCGATTCAGATAATCAAACACACGATAATATTCAAACAATGCGTGAATGGCATATTGCACGAGGGTTTGACGATGTTGGTTATCATTATTTTATTCGTAAAAGTGGTCAAATTGAAAATGGGAGACCTATTGAAAATGTTCCTGCCGCACAGGAAGGGCATAATACAGGTTCTATTGCAATTTGTGTGAGTGGTTCAAAGGAGTACACTAACCAATCAATGGAAGCACTTAAAATGCTTTGTATTGCAATTAATAAAGCATATAATGGAAAGATAACATTTCATGGACATTGTGAAGTTTCAAGTAAAACTTGCCCAGTGTTTGATTATAAAAGGGTGCTAAAATTAAATAATGGTTATTTGGGAATTTAATGCAAATACAAGATAATCAGTCATTATGGAAATATAGAAGAAGAATTGCACTGCGTTCTTCAATATTAATGTTTATCATCGTTATATTACATGTTATTATTTCTTGGTTAATATGTTATAATATTCCAACGGAAAGATTGATTGCATTAGAATATGTATTTATTGGTATCTATATTTCACTTGCAGTATTCTTTTGTGTACTAGGTTTGATTATATTGTCATACTACCACTATACAACGCAACATGATAAAGCATTTCTTCCTAGTATAATTGAGGCATTTCGGAAGTAATTCAAAAAGTAAGTTTTTTAAATATATACACAAAAGTGCGGGCTAGCCTGTTAGATGTACCAACAGAAGGACGCCCGCCGATCGATTCAAAGTTATTGTTACTCATAAATGTCTATTTGTCAAGCATTTTAAAAAAACTAAAAAAAACCATTTTAAAATGGTATGGCAACTTATAGGCAATTATGTATATCTTTGTGACACTGTGGACAACACCAAACTACTTCTAATGGCTTTGTATAATCATTATGATGTCCGTGTATTATTTCAGATTTTTTATTACATATTGTGCATATAATCGGCTTTTCTATTTTATTGTATCGTAATTTATTATTTATTAAAGAATGTGCAATACGCTTTTCTTTATTGTTTTCTCTAAATTTTTTAACTGCCTTGAAATGAGATTTTTTACCAGCTTCAGTTTGTATATATTGTTTTCTTGCTTCTACTCTATGTGGTAATTTTGCACGCTTTTTATCATATTCTTGATAGTATTCTTTTTTAACTTCATAATTTTTTTGCACATCATTTTTACAGCATTCCTTACATTTATTAAGATGACCGTCTGCCATTTGCTTGTGCTTATAAAACTTCTCTATATGAAGCTCTAAACTGCATTTAATACATTTTTTATACATACATAATATTTATAACTATATCATAGTTAAAATGGTATATATCAAAAGTCAAGTGTTTTCTAAAAGGGAATGTCCATATCTTCTATTCCATTTGGTTCACTTCCTACTTGAGATTCAACATTTTCACTTTGGTTGCCATTCTTTACAATATTTTTCAATGAAAATGATTGCACTTCAATTACATCTGCAAAAGCACTATATTTATATTCTCCAACTGGTATCTTACCTTCCTCTGTGTTTTTTAACTTTGACATAGTAATTACAATTTGAGTTTGTGTGTTTGGGTTCATATCGTATTCTTTTTCAAACTGTTCAGCTACATAACCTGAAAGTTTGCATTTCCATTGACGATTCTTAAATTCATTGTTTTGCTCTTTTTTATTCCACACTGCAATTTTTTCTTCAATGGTAAAAGAGGCATATTTTTTACCTTCGTATTCGGTTATTTTTGGAGGGTTCTTTTCTTCTCCATTATATATGTAATGTATGATTTTGGCT